TACTTCCTTGAGTGTCTGATTCTGTGTGAACGAAGTCGGAGCATCGCCTATGGAATCAACAAGCCACTTTGTCTTATCAACTCCTTGATAACTAGTAACCTTACCAGTACCGTCCTGAGTTTCTACAGGGTCTAGTGGTATAAAAACACCAAGAGATTCATAAACTACCACATCATTGATTTTTTGACCGTACCAAAGCCTCCACAGGTCTAACAACCAATCTTCGGGTAGTTCTTCTGACAAATCAAACTTACAGGTTCTACGGTACTTTTCGCCACGACTAACCTTAACTTCACCATTTATCAAATGGGGTGTCTTTTCTTCTATAACTATCCCAGCCTGATTGAGCCGTTCTATTTTGAAATAAAGTTCACGACTAGCCATTACCAATCTCCTTGAATGAGAATCCTGCTGACCAGCCAATTCCAGGTTTACGGTTTACAGATATAACACCATCTACTGAAATCCAGTAATTATCTCCCCACCAAGTACGTAATAGTATCGGCTTAATGTTTTTTATATCCTCAAATACCCTAACACCAGCTTTACCTTGACCACCTTTTTGTACATCGAAGAACCACAATTCCAAACTGCCGTCCTTGAACTGCTGATTCGCATTTACAAATACTGACGGATATTTAGCTCCAACTGGCTCGTAGTACTGTGTTTCTGTTCTGTCGTTGATAGGTATTCCACTTGTACCGTCCAGCCAACCTTTGAGCATATTTTCCTCACTACCAAGAGGCACGAGATACGTATTGTACAGATTCTCTAGGAATCTAACTTGAGTCAACGATGATTGTACTAATCCAGTACTAACAGCCGCTTCAACACTTCTAGCAGTAATTCCGTATATCAAGTCATCACCGTTTGCTGTTTCGTAGTCTTTGAACGTATACAATGACTGCAATAGACGTATTTCATCGATGAGAATATCACCAACAGCTATAGCTCCTGTCGGGTTTTGAATTACTACCTTTATAGAATTGATGTCATTCGGGTTCGGTTCACCTACTTGAGTCCAGTTTTCAAGGTTCACGTGTATAGGATTCCACACACCGTTAGCCAAATCACCAGAGGCTACAACTATTTCAAAATAATTGCTGGCATCTGTTTCTAGTCTGAAATCTATTGACGTATAAGCAGTGTTATCGACTACGTTAATCATTACCTGAAACGTATCGTAATCTACTAAGTTCTGAATATCTATTAACTTGTACCAACTGTTAGCACCTGTTCCAGTAGTAGCTAACTGAACAGATTGAGTACCGTATTTAGCTGTACCAGCAGTTGCCGCAATAGCATCACCAAACTCAACCCAAAGCGTTTCGTCCTCTGCATCATCAACCAATGCTACATTGAGCATATAGTCAACAATGAATTGCGTATTTTCAAGACCACCATCATTACTTTTATAAAGCGTAATCTTGTCTGCGTACCAACCATCAGTCGGAGGCTGGTTAATCGTAATGTTCACATCAACTATTCCAGCGTTATCTGCTGTCGTTGATATTGTCGGCTGTGCAGGAGCTAGGAATACTACAGTAAACTCGTGGCTTACTAAAGCTGAATACAATCCATCACCGTCTTGAAGCTCTACAGATACGTTATACGTATTATTAGTTTCCAGAATACCGTCAGGCATTAGATAGCTTGTATCAGTTCCTAATACCTCACCAGTGTCATGCAGAAGCGTTGTGTTGTCAGATGCATATACTCTGACTCGTGAGCTTACTTGAACCGTTGATTCTGGGTCTGAGTACGTCCACGTGAACGTAGGCGTGTTTGACGGTATCGTTGCTGTGTCTGTCGGGTACGTAATAGTCGCAACTGGCAATTCTGACGTTTTGAACACAACCGTAGTAGAATACGGAGAATCAAGGTCTGCCTGATTCCAAGTTCTGACTTCCCATTGATAAACAACATCGTAAACTAAAGCTGTACCTGCGTAATCAACATTCTGGTTTGAACTAACTACTTTTGTACTGTCCCACATCTGGACAGAATCAGATTGTCTAGTAACAATTACTTGATAAGCAGATTGCGTATCGTTAGCTGAACCAGGATTGTACTGCCATGACAGATTTGGAGTCAGGTCATCAGTAGCATTACCACCTGACGGTACTAAATTACTAGGCTGTAACGGATTAGTTTCAACAGCCGTAAAGCTCTTTTCGTTACCATATCCAGTACCACCCTCGTTAATGGCGTATGCACGAATATAGTAAGTTGCACTAGGCGTTAATCCTGTTATCTGGTCGCTGAATATACCAATACCTGAACCGACTTGCCATTTACTATCAGCAGTCGTAGGAGCTGGCGTAGTACCGTATACGAAGCCTCTTTCTGAAACAATACCACCACCGTCTGAAAGCACCTCACCTGACATATCTGCCGTTGTGGTCGTAATTGCCGATGGGTCATTAGTCGTAAGCGTAGGAGGCACAACTGTCTGGAATGAGGATTCACTGCCGTATACCGTACCTGCTGTGTTTTTAGCATACGCACGTATGTAATATGTAGTCGATGGCGTAAGACCTGTTAAACCTGCGTTATACGCACCTGTAGCCGTACCTGCGACAGTGACTTTATTGTTAGAAGTTGTCGGAGTTGGACTAGTACTATATACGAAACCTTTTTCCGTAATGTCTGGATTACCGTTGTTAATCAGTTGTCCGTTTGCTGTTGCAGTAGTACCTGTAATACTGGTAGTCGCATCAGTCGTAACTTCTGCTAATTCATAGGTCGTGAATGTACGTACAATTCCGTAGCTCGTGCCTCGTGAGTTGGTAGCATAAGCTCGGTAGTAATAAAGCGTGTTTGGAGTTAAACCACCTAGCGTTGCTCCAAATGAACCAGAGTTATCGTTTGAATCTGCATCTAAATCACCTGCATCTGGCGTACTGTCAACAGACGATACGTACACACCAGCATCAGTTACCGTAGCACCACCAGTGTCAGATATGTTTCCAGGGAAATACCCACTTGTCGGAGTAACACTAGAAACTGTACTTGTCGATACTGTCGGAGGTTTAGGTATTCTGTTCAGTGAGAAGTTTACAGAGTTAGACGTGTTGTCACCACCACCGTAGTAAATACGACCAGTCGAGTTAGCATTGAATGTTTTATAACCAGCTCCATCGTGACCTACGTTTGTAGAGCCACTGAACAAAACATAACCAGTAGTCATTTCAATCTGGTTAGAAGCATCGCCCATTAAGACACCGTTAATGACTAACCTACGATGCCATGTATAGACCCACCAACCTCCACCAGTACCACCATGTCCTTTGAGGCTATAGCTAACAGTTGAAAAGTTGCCACCTATGTTTTGAGTAGCTGACCATTCAAATCTAAATCTGTTCGGATATTGTGAAGCTAAACCACCTACATTGTTCGTTTCAAACGAGCCACTTAAAGCCATATTCTATACTCCCCTCATTGAAGCTAATTTGAGTTTCATGTCACGAACAAAATCATCTGGATTCTGTACATTTGGAAGCTCTAATCTATCTATATTTATAACATCACCGTTACTGCCCGAAGTCTTAGTATCTAAGCCATTAGGAACAGAACCAACGCTAGTTCGCATCGATGGTAATTCATTTCTCATAATCTGACTTAACTTACTTAACGGTATAACTGCTTCTGGTTCGCCACCCTCACCAATCATAGCCAAAGTAGCTCTGGTAGCGATACCACCTTGAGCAAGTGTTGGAATAGTCGGCATACTGAACCCTTTACCACCTATTCCTGGAACCCAATCTGGAGCTGTGAACGAAATCTTACCAACCGTACTGTTCCAGAATCCAGCCACAGCGTTGAAAGCCGCTCTGAAAGGCGAAGAAACCGTATCAGCTATACCACCAATCGCAGAGCCAATTCTACCACCAAGTCCACTAAACCAACCAACCACAGTATCAACCACGTTACTAATAGTTGTTTTTATGCCGTTAAATACTGCTACTGCTTTATCTTTAATCCAATTCCACGCACCAACCACTCTATCTCTGAGCCACATAAACGTATTTATATAGGCGTTTATGTACATAACAACAGCACCTTTAATAAAGTTGAATACCGTTACAGCCGCATTTTTAATCCAGTTCCACACAGCTATTGCAAAGGTCTTAACTTTGTCCCAGTTAAGAATAATCAAAGCTACTGCCGCAATAACAACTGCAACTATCAGCCCAATCGGTCCCATCGCCAACAACCAAGATGCCGCAATTCTAAGAGCCGCTAATGCTGACTGAGCTACTGCAACTGCCATTCCTGCTAGATAACCAGCAAAAGTGATACCCCACTGGAAAAGCGTAGTAGCCGCACTAGCTATCCAAGCACCTGTCGTTATAGCCGCATTGATTATCGCACTACCACTAGCTAATACGAATTGAGCAATCAAGCCAGGTATTCTGATTACAAAAGCCAACAAAGACTGTGCCGCAGATGCTACCCATGCACCTGCTGTAATTGCCGCACTAGCAACTGCTCTACCTGCTGTTATAGCAAATTGAATACCAATCTGAGTAATCTTAGGCAATAGTGCCGCTCCAATAACTACACCTACGTTTTTAATTGCAGTTTCGTTATCCTCAAGGAAACCAGTAACAGCATCGTAAACTGTTTGCCAAGTTGCTTTGATACTGTTTATCGCATCGCTAAAAGCCCCAACTACTATATCTTTAACAACCACTATTTTGTCATAGATAGTATTCCAACCGTTTACGATAACGTCCTTAAATGTAATAAACCAACCCTTTAACGTGTCCCAATTACTAATAATCAGGTACGCAAGTGCCGCAATTGCCGCACCAAGAGCTATGAACGGTAGTAACGGAGCTACTGCCAGCCATGCGTTGACAGCCATAATAATAAATGCTGGTACTAGTCCACCGATAATTGCTCCAGCAAGTGCCGCAATTACAATTTTGTTTTGTCCTAGCCAAGTGAATAATTTAGAAGCCGCAGGAACTACCCTGTTAAGCATGAAGTCAGCAAACTGAGTTACATACGGTAGCAATTTAGAACCTAGTTCTACAGCTACGACCTGTAATTGATTGCCTAGTAACTTCAACTGGTTATTTGCTGTAGCTTTTTGCTTTTCAAATGCTTCATTTACTCCGTACGTGGCATCTTCCATATCATTCAACGTATTTGCATAGGCTTCTGATGTTGCACCAGAAATAGACGTTATTGCCGCCATAGCTTCCGTAGAACCTACTAACTTGAGCATTTCTGCATCGTTGTCGCCTACCTGTTCTTTAACGGCTTGCATGGCTTTACCAACACCACCTGTTTTAGCAATCAATTCTTTGAATGTTTTTACTCCCAATTCACCAAACACCTTTTTCGATGTTTCGGTTTCACGAGTTAATCCAGCGATAACTGCCCTCATCTGCGTATAAGCCTGTGAAGCAGGGACACCTACCGTAGTTAGAGCAGAGATAACTGACATAAAGTCTTTCATAGGAATACCTGCATCTGACATTTGACCTGCCACTGCACCAAAGCCTTGACTTAATTCTGCAACTGTTGTTTTACCATTCTTTACTGTCTTGAACAAAATATCTGAAATCTCAGCCGCAGTTAATCCCTCTGACGCAAACGAGTTAATCGCACTCGTCATAAGATTCGTAGCTTCCTCTGTAGTACCAAGACCTGCAACTGCCAATTTTGCAGATGATTCCAAGACTTTTAGAGCCTCAGCCGCATCTGTAATACCAGCAGAAGTAATCGCATAAGCAGAAGCACCAAGCTCCTCTGGTGATTTAGGAATCTCCTTGACCATATCCAGAATACCCTGACGTAACGTACCCATAGCTTGAGTCGAGTCGCCAGCAATCAATGTACTAACGTCAGCCATTTGAGTTTCAAAGTCAGCCGCTTGCTTACCTGCGTAAACCATAGCCGCACCAGCCGCTACAGAAGCCGCCCCAACGACCTTAGCGAATCCCATAGAAGCAGTACCAGCTTTTCCAAACTTACTTTCGACACCAGAAAGAGCACTGTTAAACTTCGCAGTTTTCATTTCCAGTGTTGCGTAAATGCTTCCTAAGAACACGCCAGCCATATTATTTATCTCCTATCGATTTCAGTATATCCGATAATTGAGGAATCTCATCATCTGAAACAGAGTCCGAGTCAGTTACTATTGAGCGTTTGAACTTTTCAATCTTCACGCTTTTAGCTCCCATCACTTTCATCAGTCCTTTTATGTACTGAATCAACGTGTGGACTATCTCTGCTTCGTTCTCTTTTTCTATAGCTTCATAACGTGTTGCTAATGCTGAATCTAATTGCCATGCATCATACCCTGTCAGGTGAGGCATGAAGTCACTAGGCTTCGTCGTCGGATAGCGTTTCGCTACCAAGTCTAGCAATCTGCCTTTGTCGCTGGACACGAAACTGACGGAGGGCTTCATCACCCCCCTGAATGAACATCATCAACTCAGTTGATTCCATATCTGACAAATCTTCAAACAATATCTGACCTGCCTCGTAGTTTGGATTTTCATCGACAATTTGAGGACTACGTAGTGATGCTTTAACCATCAGACGTTCGTATTGACTGTAATCCTCTAGCTCTTTACCTGTGACTGGACGATTTTTCGCCATCTTCTGTTGAACATTAGTTGCTTTAGCCGCTAATTCGCTCGGAACTATACCTTGTTTTGTTAAAGATGCAAGACTTGGACGACCCACTAGAAACGTAATATCTCCAATCGTAACAGGAGTACCAGAACGGTCTTTCTCGTTACGATTCTTGAAATACGAACCACTAGTCGCCTGTGGTGCAGGTGGAGGAGAAAGCGAAGCCTCTCCTCCCTTGTTCACGTCTTGCTGAACATCATCAGGTTTTACTTGATTCTGTTCGTTGTTTTCTGCGTCCATAAGTTGATTCCTTTACTTCTTAATTACTATGCAGGTGTGGTGTCACTATCAACGATAGTAACTGTAGCGATTCGACTTGAACCTAATGCAGCACTCTCAATGTCAGTAGCCGTTTTATAAGCTGTTCCAGTAAGAGTTAGAGGCATTTCACTTTCTAGTGCTTGTGCTAGGTTTTCAATCATCAATTGAACCTTGTGGTAAACAATCTCGATTGTAACTACTGCTCCAGTAGTATCTTTGGCACGAGTCTGGGTCTTTAGCTCCACGAATGGAGGATTAGTTTCACCAGTTGTACCGATTGCAATTTCATCTGCTGTTGGTGGACCAACTACAGTGTCCGTTGCTGTTCCTGTAATCATCGCAACTGCGTCAAGACTCCAAGCGTTTGCTTCGCCTGAAAGACTAATTTTTTGACTGCCGTAGAATGTCACTTTAACTTCATCATCACCTTTGATTTCTGTAGACTCGATTTCCATCGAACCCTCAACGTTGATAACGGCTTCTATATCTACGATAGCACCCAGGTCGTCTTTCAACTCTGCGTGTCGTAAACCTGCTCCGTATGCTTTTATAGCCATCTTAATTTTCTCCTTGTTAGATTATCTGTAATCGAATTGTCATTTCGCGAAATCTCAGTTGATATGCATCGTCAACCGATTCTTCACCTATTGTTTCTAACTCGGTGGCTATGTTCACCATGTTAGTAAGTATGAACTTTTTTCCACGAATCGTACTTTCGATTCTCGACAAGACTTTGTTGATGTCAACGTACGCCTTGTCCATATTATTGTAGCATCTTATAAGAATTATCGCATCATACAAGCTAACTCCTATTTTAGCCATGACTCCAGCTTTGATTCCGATAGCTGGCATATTCCTCAGCTCTGGTATGAACTCCATAGGCACAATCGAGTTCTCTTTTGACTGTGACCCTTTAGGTTTGTAATATGGCGTATTCGTAGCCAACATAGCGACAAGTGTAGCGTCTGCTTTCATTTCTTTAACTATTTCCAGAACATTCTCGTGTGTCAACATTATAGTAACCCCTTAAACTCTCTTAAATACCGTCTGCGATACTCATTGATTGTTGGCTTGATAATTGAGTAGCGTCCACCATGTCCGAGTTCTAATGGTGGACCATATTCAACACCGATTGCCAATGCAATAATAATAGCACCTATCTTCGATTCGCTTGAGCCTGTAATAGAACGCCTAGCATTACCAGTCTGGTCAGTCCAGGGTCGTTTAGCTTTAGCTGTATTTTCCATATCAGCCGCAATTTTCTTGGACTTTGTTTCTGCATCACGAATAGCCTGTACGCTGGTCTTTTTTAATTTACCTAATACAGCATCAAGTCCTATAAGTTTTACTGAATTACTCGCCTTTGGCATATCGTTTTAACTCCACTTGGCAACCACCGATGCGTGGCTTTACGCCTGTTACTCTCCAGTTTTTCATATCATCACGAACGTTCAACATTCTCCAGATGTCATTCACCTGACAGTCCAACCAATCCGTAAGACCAATCCACTTATCACCTTTTGGGTCAATGCGTCCAACTATCGTTTTGATTTTGGTATGGTTAGTCAGTTCTTGTTCAAAACCAGCATTATCCATTTCACCTACCTGAGAACGGAACACGTCTATCGTATTGCCGTCCCTCAACAGATAGTTTACCGATTGCTTATCTTGCTCGGTCTGGTCGATGTAGTCATTAGCAAACATTAGTACAGCCTCGTTAAGTCAGCAGGTGTAACGGTGTCCTTTTTGTACAGGTCATGGATTCTGCGACCTTTTTTGACAGCATTTTTATTACTCACCTTGCCACTCCAATATTTCAGTAGCTTTTCTACCTGTGCGAATACCTGTGAGTTTTTAACTTCTGAATCTGCTTCCTTGTAATCACGTTGACGAGCAACACTGCTCAAAATGCCCTCAAGTGCCATTATGATTGATGCATCTACACCATAGTTATCTATGTAATCCTGTAATTCAATATCAGTAAATGCCGCATATTTGAACGTGACTCGAATCTCAACACCGTCTGCTGGTGCTGTATCAAATGTCAACACTCCAGGTTCGCTCGAAAGCGAATATCCAGTGTTCTGTAATACTGTATCGAAATACACACGTTCGTCCCATACGTTTTCGTGACGTATTTGGAAGTCCTCTAATTCACCATTAGCAGACAGCAGGTTTTCATCTGCTTTTACCCTGTCACCTATAGCTATTCGCACTTTAGTTAAATCGTCCATATCTATCTCCTTGTTCTGCTGGAGGCTTCTCCAGCTTTAATTTTACCACTTCTTCCAGTATGACGGCTACTTCTACCCATGTGCATCAACCGTCCACGAGGCTCAACATCATATCTCATTGACAGTTGAACCGTATTAGTTGACTTGATTGCGTAACTCAAGTCTAGCCGTACTAACGTTGGCAACTGAACTATGTAAGTCAGCGACTTAGTAATCTGCTGAGTTTTCTTAACCTCATAGGTTAATGATTTTGTTTCTAACCCTTGTGACTGAATCTGATAAACAAGACCTTTGCTGATAGCACTATTGTTAAATACTACATATATCAACTGCCTTGTTTCAGATGCTTGAGCTTTGACAGTGTACTGTAAGCTCTGATTTTGCACGTTTGAACCGTTCACACGATATTCTAGTGATTTGCTCTGGCTATCGCCTGTAACTACTCGATATGCAAGCTGTTTGGTCGTTGAATAGGTTTTGAGTATTGCATATTGTACAGCCTTAGCAAGCACACCTATCGGTAGCAGGTTGTACTGTAGTGCTTTCTGAACTAGCTTACTAGTGATAACTGCATACTGAGCAGACTTTTGAACTATTTTCGTAGCACGAATGGCGTATTCTAAGCCCTTTTGAGGAGCTGTAGCACCCAAGTCGATACGATATTCAAGTCCGAGCTGTATCGAAGCAGGAGTGCTGGTAACTGTGTACTGGACAGGCTTATATATATTGGCTTCTGGCACGATTGAGTATTGCAAGGACTTCTGACTGTCCGTACTGGTAATGACCGTATATTTAGCTGACTTCTGAACAGTCACAGTTGGCTTGACTGCATAGCTTAACGATTTCGTATTTCTGTCTGCCGTAATGACCGAGTACTCAAGTGATTTATTTAACACAGCAGGTGTACTGGTTATCACATACTTCAAGGACTTCGTAATAGATTCCAGATTCTGTATCTGGTAGTCTATCGATTTCTGTAGGTTCGACTGAGTACGTACTGCATAGGTAAGCGTACGTTGAACCTGTATGGACGGAACGACTGCGTAAGTAACGGACTTTAGAATAACGTCACCAGTTATTACAGAATACGTAAGATTTTTAGACTTAGCTGTAGGCGTTTGAATGACTGTGTACTGAGCTGATTTAGAAACTGCACCAGACGGAACAATCGAGTACTGTAATGACTGTTGAATTAGCTTAGGAGCTATCACTGTGTATTTAGTGCTTTGCTGTAGTGTCGTAGACGGAGTTACACGATATTCAATAGGTTTCTGAACCATATCGTTCGTTAGAACTCGGTAGGTCACGCTCTTTGTTCGTGATTTTGGAGAAGCAACCATATACGTTAGTGATTTGGTGGTAAAGTCTGACGTGACGATTCCGTATAGCAGTGCTTTTTGAACAAGGTCATTAGATGTTACCGTATACTGCAACGATTTAGTCACAGATAATAAGTTCTGAATTATGTAATTCAAGTCTTTTTGAACTAGCGAGTTAGTAAGAACCGTATACTTCAAGCTCTTTGTCGGAGTGAACGTAGGCTTAACAGCGTACTCAAGCGTCTTGAGCTGAACATCACCGAGTGCAATACGATATTCCAGTGACTTCTGAGCAGAGTCATTCGTAATAACCGTATACTGGACTCCCTTTTCAATGAAGTCACCAGTCGTTACGTGATACGTTAGCGTACGGTTAATAGCTGGTGCCTGAGCTACAACCGTATATTTGGCAGTTTTTGTTTGTGTTTGAGGCGTTTTAACAGCGTAACTCAGGCTCTTACTAAACGATAGCGATGGAGCTACCTTATATAACAATGACTTACTTACAGGTGTAGCAGGTGCAGTAACAGTATATTTAATCGCTTTGCCAATACTTCCTGATGGCGTGACGTAATACTGCATATCTAATTGAACGAAATTATTATCAATGACGGTGTACTGGAGGCTTCTAGTGTCAGGCGTTTTAACGACAATCTGATAATCAAGTGACTTAGTTTGCGAGTCACCTAATAGAACTCGGTACGTGAGCTGTTTCGTAGTACTGTCTTGCGTGATTACCTGATATTCCAGTGCCTTTGTAATAGCATTGGTATCTTTCACTTCATAAGCCAACGACTTAGTTACTGGAGTAGCAACTGCTACACGATACTCTAATGATTTCGTAACACTGTACGTTTGAGTACCAAGAATGTCGTATCGCATTGATTTGGTGATACTGTTCGTATCTCTGATTGCGTACTCTAATGATTTGGTCGTAGCCGTTGGACTTATATCTACACGATATTCAAGTGACTTCGTAATCGGAGTAGCTGGAGCGACAACAGCGTATTCAAGTGCTTTTGTTATCGGAGCATTTGGAGCAACCACTACGTACATAAGCGATTTAGTGACATCTGTAGTATCAACAATCCTATACTCAAGTGATTTGGTAGCTGACTTTGTATCTACAATCTGATATTCAAGCGATTTAGTTGTCGGTTCTGTCTGAACGATACGATATTCAAGCGATTTCGTTATGACTGTCGGAGTTGTGACAACCGTATAAGCTAGAGTCTTAGTCACAGAACCAATTTGCTGAACGACATAATCTAGGCTCTTAGTGACTGGAGTAGCAGGAGCAACCACAGCGTACTGGAGCGATTTGGTCTGACTATCTTGAGCTTTGACCGTATATACCAATCCCTTTGTAATCGGGAACTTCTGGTTAATGTAGTACTCTAACGATTTGGTCAATGGCGTAGCTGTGGTCGTGACTGAATATGCCAAGTCCTTTTGAATGGCGTTTGTATCTAGGATTTCATACGTAAGCGACTTTGTATCTGGTACAGGAACAACAACTGTATATTGAAGTGACTTCGTACTACTGCTCGGTTTAACGACTTGATATTCAAGTGATTTGGTGACAGGTGTAGCAGTCGTAACAACCCTGTATTCTAATGACTTCGTTACTGGTGTAGCTGTTGTGACTACTGAGTATTCTAGTGGTTTGGTAATAACGTCACCTATATTGATTGAGTAATCAATAGTTTTCGTGATTGGCGTAGCTGGAGCAGTAACCTGATATTCAAGTGACTTAGTTTTAGCTGTCGGAGTTGTAACTATCTCATAACTCAAGTTCTTTGTTTGACTATCGGTAGTTACACCTGCTCCTATAGTAAAGTCGGTAGCACTCTCAAGGTTTGAAACGTCTGATTCTACTATAAGTTCAACAATACTTATGTTCATAGCACCTGTGAAATAATCACTTACGAAAACATAAGCCTCTAGTGATTGAATCTTAGCCCATGTCCAACCACCACTAGGAACTGTAAGCTCTACAGGAGCAGACACTCCACCATTACCTACATCACTATTGAAATTTTCAGAATACAATTGTGTAGTTTTACCATCATCATATATATCTACGTTTAATGTAGAGTCGCCACCACTTTGCCTGTTAAATCTAGCTTTAACTGAGCTTATTGTGCCTCCAGTAGCAGGTGCATTTGTTCCCTCTATTTTTAATTCATTTGTTGAATTAGTACCTACCGTAGTTGTGTCAGCAGTAGTCGTTAGATTTCCGTCTGTTAAGTTAGTTTCATTTGTCCAAACATTATCTGGGTCTGAAACAGCGACATCTGAGCCATCAAAATAAAACTTTTCTATTTTAGTAGGAGCAGGGTATGAAACTTTTGATGAACTACCAGCCCATGATTGCCAGTGATAGTTATCAGCAGTAAGCGATGATAATGCTACTCTTGCCAGTTGTTGTATTATAGGATTTTCATTTACCCAAGTTCCAAGTGCAGCAAAAGTTGTACTTATTTCTATTGATTGAGTATCGTTGAACCAAGTTCCAGTTGAGGGTCTACCAGCAGTTATATAAAATTTGTTATTTGCATGAAATCCTGCATGAGAACGTCTTGCTGATGGTGCTGATGTTTGTGAAACGGAATTCCAATTACCAATACCAGGAGTCAATATTTGTGAGTCATTTAATACTGCACCGTTATAACCACCCCACAAAATTAAATGATTAAGATACGGATTATACGAAAGCACGGCTGAACGTCTACCTGTGGTAATATTATTTCCTATGTTCCACACCATATTGGTTGTACTCATGTCTAAGTAGCCAGATTGAGCAGAATAACCTGAGTCACCTGTGCCTGTTGCACCACCAACAATCCATAAATAGTTGTTTTTTGTGTCTACTGCATAAGCTGAACCCCAAGCAGCAGTAAGAGCTGTTCCAGTAGGAGTTCTCTGAGTCCATACTCCATCAGCAGAGCCACTAAATGATAATTCCCATACTTGAGTACGGTTTGGTCCACCAGTACCAGCAGAGCCTCCCCATATAACCATACGGTCATTTGTAGCATCATAACCAGCTACGTGTAACCAACTAGTCGGTGGTTTCGTACCAGTCGGATTTAATTTAGTCCAGTAATAATCACCATTCGTGTTTCTAGTCAATGACCATACGTCATTCATAGTTACAATATTTCCTTGACCACCACCATAGAAAATGAATCTGTTTCGATTCGTATCGTAAACTAATGAGCTACCCTCACGCTGGAATGGTGCTAGATAACCAACTACACCGTTTCGCCAGATGTTATTAGCAACATCATATATATGCGTAGCTGTACCATGACCACCATCTGCGATTGTTACACCGTTATCAGGTATGTGCTGATAGCCATGAGTCATAACAAACTCGTTTGCATCAGGGTTAAAAGCAAATGCTGGTGCGTCTAACGGACGGTATTTATTGTTCCAGTTTAATCCATAGAACTTAATAGGGTCGCCAGTGTCGTTCATGTCAATAACAAACTCACGTCTTTCAGGGTCGGCTGTGCTATCTACACCACCACCGATGTACCACATATTCCTAGTAGTATCTACTGCACTGAATGAGCCGTATGTTCCAAGAGGCATATGTTCTGCTACGTCAGATATGTTATTCCAAGCCTCAGAGCCACTGGTCAAATCCAATTCCCACATATCTCTGTAATAAGTTCCAGATGAGCTGTTTGAGTTTCCACCCCACATAAGCATACGGTTGTTTACTGCATCGTATTTAGCAACGTGCAATTCTCTAGCCGCAGGAGCAGTTCCAAGTCCAGTTAATTCTGTCCATACATATGTACTGAGGTTAAACGACCATACCGTATTACGACTTGTCGTACCGTTGTGACCACCGAACTGTATAAGCCTGTTGTTTGTGCTGTCATATATCAAAGAGCCGTTTCTGGTAACAGGAGGTGCTGTACCTGAGCCAGTATGCCTTTGAGTCCATGCACCGTTAAACGATGACATATCAAGTTCCCAAACATCGTTGTAATACACAGAACCCCAACCACCAAATACCCACGATTTGTTAGTTCCAGTGTCATAGGTCATCATCTCACCTATGTTTGAACGAGCCGCAGGTGGACCACCTGTAGGCGATAGCTCCCACCATTCACCGTCTGAGCCTGATGTAAACCACCATCTCCAAAGGTCGTTATTATCTGTACCTGAATAACCTCCAAAGAATATAGCGTGATTGTTACCAGAATCCCAACCTTGTCCAAAGTAATAGCGTCCCTCTGGTGCTTGAGTACCGTTATAAGCAGTTACCAGTGTTCCACTTGAATCTCGTGGTGCCATCTTACGCCATTTAGGTAATTCCTGTTTCATGTCCAGTTCCCATGCCTCAGCACGATAAGTCGTATTGTAAGCACCATGAGTCATAACAAATCGTTGATTCGTAGCGTCATACCAAATACCAGAGCCACGTACACCTTTCCAGATGTCAGGATTCCAGTGCAGGGTATTTAACGTGTTGCTTGCAGTATTAGTAAACGCAGTGCCTACAGGGTCTACCTCTACACTTGGTATTACATCGGTTGTTTCTGTATCTGAGCCAACAGTAACATCAAACTGCAACATAGGGTCTGAACCAACTAATACAGAGCCACCAGTTGCTAATGGCGTTTCTCTGTCTGATTGATACTGAACTGGATTACGTACTGCATCTACGGCTGGAGTTGTGAACTCAGTATCAGCTCCATAGCTCGTGCCTATAGAGTTTGTAGCGTATGCCCGATAATGATAAAGGGTCGATGGACTTAAACCTGTCATGGACTGCGAGAACGCTCCTGTTCCATACGAACCAGACGTATTGAATATAAAATCATTACTGGCTGTTGTCGGGTTGGCAGATGTACTTACTACAAAACCACGAACCGAAGCATTTTCATTACCTCTATTTGTAATGTTACCGTTACCTGTTGCTGACGTTGCCGCTACTGATGTAGCCGCTTGAGTCGTTACTGTAGGAGCTTGCAGTTTAGTAATAGTTACAGTCGGAGTTACGTTATTGGTCATAGTCTTGCCATCAATCAGAACAGGGAATGTCAGAACATCACCATCACCTACATCTGCGTATCTAATAACTACCGACCAGACGTGTTCTGTGAAGTTGTTTGCTGTCAGGGTCATACTTGGCGTAACACCGTCACCCTCGTCATACTTACCAGTTACAAAGCTACCTGAGCCACCAGTCAAACGAGCCGCAGTTACATCAGCACCGTCAGCAGGAGTACCGTTATATGACCTTACGAATGAACTTGCACCGTCTATCTGAGTTTGAGCACCACCATTCCTTGTGTAGTCAAGTCGGTATACGTTAGCTTCACCAAGACCACCTTGTTCCTGAATACGTATTCTAATCTGCATTACATAGTCTGCCGTTACTGTCGGAGTCAAGTTAGTACCTTGAGCCGCTAAAGCCGTAGAGCTTGCTAGAGTGCCGTCCTGATAGAATCTATATGCCGTTGTATATGGGTCAAAGAACGTGTGACCTGCTATAAAGTATTTTGGTATATCAAAGTTGTGTTTTCTGAACCACCAACAGAGGTGAATTGGCTTGTATTCCTCAAGCCTTGATTCTCCTAGTATTGGTCGTAAGAAAAATGCAACCAGTAATGTAAGACGGTTAATCAACCATGCTAATAGCTTACGCATTTTTACCATCTCCCCAAACTTGTCGTTTTGGAGTTTCTAATCTTTTCTTTCCAGTTTCAACTAAAAATATAGTTTCATCTATAGCACGTTGTTTGATAGCGTCAAAGTCACGCTGAGGTAACGTACGCCCTTGTTTAAGAGCTTCTACGTTTCTGTGCATGAATTGGTCGAGTACACCGTATATATCAGCACCACACCATTGATTGTCGTCTAGGTCGAAATAATACCAGTCCCATAAATGCAAAAGCTGACGACCCACATCATCGTCAGCTACCACAATTACTTGAACGTCTAATGTAGGTGCGTCTTTAGGACTGCCTTGCGTATTATCAAAGCTAGTTCCATCACCGTAATATATTCTCCATTTAAGCTGTTTCACTGCTAATCCACCTCATAGAGTCTTTGCTCTGAGATGAGATTTGCAACCAGTGGCCACCAAGCGATTGAACTAAGTAAAATAGCTCCATCTCGCCTTTACGGTCATGTTCAGCAGGGAACTCATACCCGAAGCCGTAACTGATAATCTCTGTTTGATTACCAGCACCATCGCTGAGGCGTGAAGTCCTACGGAAGTGAATCAATTTAGCACCATCTGGAATTGCCATAGTGAACTGGTGTATACCATTCACCATTCTCAAAGCCGATAGTTTGGATTGGTCGATGTCATTGAAGCCTCTAGCTTCCTTTGTATCATCGTTAAACTGAGGTAGTTCGCTACCGTCTTTATAGACAGCAACAAAATCCCAGTGCCAACCAGCCCTATCAACTGTATCTCCATTTGGTTTTGTGTAAATTGTATCTTGCATTGTATTGCCCTTTCGCTTCATTGGCATTGTATTGCCTCAGCTTTTAATTGTTACTAAACTACTTTCGGTTTCTTGGCGTTACCACGAGCCACTGCCTTTTCAGACACGAGTGCGAATATACGTCCAAGATGTTCTGGATTAGTGGGTTTCTTACCAGTTTCCGAGCAGGTGTGGTTCAAATAAGCCTGATTGCTATTGAACTCCTCACCTCCTGGTCCACAAATATGTTTCTGAGCCATTTCTGAACCTCCTTTACGCTGTTTCGTCGTATTGGTAGTTCATTGTAGATGTACTACCTGCTGTGTCAGATACGTTTGTCTGAATCTGGTGAACGAGATAGTCTGAACTACCTGTTGCAGTAAGACTGCCTGTTAATGCTCCTGCGATACCGAGGTTCGCTGAACCTGGCTCTGCTGTTGGCATTGTCTGAGTTGCTTTTGTACTAGCACTTGCAGTTGGCTGTACATAAGTTTCAGCACCACCATAAGTTGCTGTACGTGCGTTAGTGACGTGCGTTGCCGCTCCACCTAATGCACCTGTTCGCCATACTTTCAAGTTATCAATAGCAGATGAACCACCCATAGCAGTTACATCAATTTTCTGATACTTCTCGAATGTGTTGTCGCCTGGGACGACTGGATTAGCTACTGCGTTCAAGTTAGCCGCATCTGTGCTACCCATGTTTGAATTACTGATGTTATTGGTTATAGTTTCACCTACACCGTTACTTTCATCAATTTCTACTGTTGCTGGCATTGTAATACCCTCCTCTTAAAATTATTTACTTCCATATACAGGATTGCCTGATTCATCGAATCGGACAGGGTGTCCAGGTAGTTCATTTGCTACTGGAGCAGATGGAGCTACTGATTCCTTATCTTCTTCTGGAGCTGGTTCATCGAACTCGATTCCTGCTTCCAAGATAGCTTCTTTTACTTCGTCTTTGTTACCAAACTGTTCGGCATCTAGCTCGAACTCGTCTGTCGCTAGAGCGTTAAGCTCAGGACGACTAAGTTTGTTAAATTGTGCTTCTGTCATGTCAATTCCTCCGAATTATTTTATTAACTCATTGAACCTCTACGTAGGAAAGTTCAATACGTCCATTATAGAACAAATCGTACGAACTTCCTATCCTGTCAATAGAAAAGGGGGAATAAATCCCCCTAGTCTACTTGTCTATCTAATCAACTCTATTGCAAGTTGACTTTGATAACACCGTATTTGCCACCAAGAGCCGCAAACACACCACGACGTGTTCGACCAACTACCTGTGCAAGCACAAGACGAGTCAAGTCACCGTCATTCGAGTCAACACGTAAACCATGCTTCTCGTATTCAACCAACTGTCGTTTAGGAACAAGCAGGTAGACCGTACCTACATCTACGCCAGGGTAGGTGTAAGTTTTCTTACGTACAACGGCTGAATCACCATCGTATGCAATTTTAGCCATACTACCGAATGTTCGCTTAACAACGTTTGAAGAACCGTCAGTGTGGATTGCTCCAGCCACAGCTTCCTCGATGCGTTGAACATCAAAGGTGTTGTGAAGCATCAAGCTACCAGCAGGTAGAACTTGTAATGCGTTACTAAGGGTCGTTTCAATGTCGGTATCAAATGCAATCTCTACAGCCGTACCAGCTTCCTGACGAACTTTCTTCAACGCAATTGATTCAACAGTTGCGTCATAAGTTGCAGTAACGATAGGACCTAAGTGCAAGTGGTTCAAGAGCTTATTGTAAGCCTCACCAAATGCTGTTGCGATTTCACTAACTCTCCATGTCTGGTTGAACTCAACGATGTCCTCGTTGTATTCCATACCAGTTGTCCAAGTGTTGATGCTAACGGTCTTTTCAGAACCAGGTGACATCGCACCGAACTTAACTTCTCCACCCTCCCAGAACTGTAAGAACACAGCCTGTAGTGGACCAAACTCTTTCTCAGTTAGTGTCTGAGGAAGATTTGCATCTGAAACTGTACGGTAGATGCTTCCGTATATTAGAGGCACTGTTTCTCGTCCTGAGTAAGCACTATAAGTAACTTGCTCAATGAACTCACGTGAACCAGAGTCAGTACCAAGCATTTCTGCTATCTGTACATCTTCTGCAAACTCCATTACTGGAATTACGCCTTTGTTCTCGTGCATTTCTGAAACCACTTGGCGTTGAGCTTCTATGCCGAATTGTCGAATATTCATCTCAAACCCTCCTAACGGTTTTCTAGTAGCTTGTACCAAACAACGTTGTTGGCATCTTTCGCTACGGTTACTTTACAAAATGGTCGGTTGGTATTAGTAGCATTAACTACGTCTGTACCGTCTGTGGTGATATATAACAAATCACCTTTAGCCGCAACGACACCACCAGCGACTTCGTGTTCGAACTCTCGTTCTGTGGTTTCTAGTGAAACGATATTATCGCTTGTATCACCATCGGCATCTTTCATAGCTACGCCATGAAATCCCTCTGCATAGCAGGGAGCACCTTTTTCGACAGCTTGTCCAGCAATCAGTGTTACTGTTACTGCCTTGCCGTCTGAAACTAGATTATCCATATCAGATTCTCCTTAATTATTTACTATTACGTTTAACTGTGAACTTACGTTCTGCTTTTGCTTCTGGCTTACCCTTGCCAGCCGCAATTTTCGGTTCAGTGGTTTGGAACTGTTCAAGAACTGCAACGGCATCAGGAGATTTTAGAATCTCATCTACCATTTCACTAACTGTCTTGTCAGCGTGAGCTTCCATTTCAGATAGCACCATGTTCTCAATCACTGGTCTAGCACCACTAGCCTTGACCTTTGCGTTCACTTCGACTTTCGCCTCAAGTGTACGGTTCTTTGTTTGCATTTCTGCAATTGTTACTGCTGGCTCATCGCCAACCAACTCTTTGATTCCTGCCATTTCTGAAACGAGTTGTTCGTTGGTGGCACTTGCCTCTAGTTCTGATACCAGACTAGGGTTATACTCACGCATTTCAGATACAGTCGCATTTTTTAGGACATCTATTTTATCCACTGCATTTTCTCCTTTATTAGATTTATCTTCGTCAAACATTTCGGAAGCTAGAATCAGTGTACCATTATTCGGAACACCCTCACTACCCTCACGAGCGAAATCAACAGAGTCAAGCACGAAACCCTGCAAGTCATAGGCGGCTGCTTTTGCATTGTAAACAGCTTTCTCGGCAGTCCCCTGAATTGACATAGCTACGTTCTTGCCGAGAGCTTTCGCCTTTCTGAGATAAGTACGAAACTTCTTCTCATCTGGCATGACGTAACCACGAGCATAAACTACTTTCTTGCCATTTTCTTCCTTAGTAACAGCACCAAGCCACATAACTAGGGGGTCAGGAGCTTTGGTTTTGCGTTCTTCGGAGGTCAAATGACCTTGATAGCCGTTTGGACGTTTCTCATTGATTGAGTCAGCTACTTGCTGTACAAGTTCTGGCGTATAGTTTCTGCGATTCTTGGAAACGCCCTCACTAAGAATCTGCATAGTGATAAACAACGGATTGTCATCACCCTCACTAATACGCTTTATTACTTCCTTATCGATTGGCACTAATTCATCGGAAATAGTGGAGTCCATTTCCTGAATACCTGCGTCCATAAGTGCGTAACCTGTACGAGTTGTCATGCTTTACCTCTGTTAATATTTTGACGGTGTTCGTAAGCGAACTATTTTAGATTTACATCTTATGGAGCAGTTAAACTACTTATACAAATAATATCATGCTTACTACGAGTTCACAACACAGTAGGCACAGGTAGACTTGTCGTGGTCAGGCTCTATATGCTCCCTACCATCGAACGACTTGTGCTGATAATTAACCAGAAACTCATCAATGACTTCAACTCTAGGATTACAATCACAATCATAATCTGGAATGTGATGAAACCAATCATCTAGTGGTACTGAATGTACTGAACCCTCTAGCTCTACGCACTGCCACATGGCTATTCCTCGTCTTTGTCGTCTTTCTTGTCGGACTTTTTGGACTTGTCATTCTCGTCTTTATCATCGTCCTTGTTTTCTTTCAGGTCGCCAGTTTCTTCATCAACATCTTCGTCCTTTGCGAACTTGACCTGAGTATCATCAATCTTGCCCTCTTTGACGATTAGCATAGTAGCTTTGTTTGAATTACGTGATGTACCAACAACACTGAAATCATTACCTGTAATAGTGAACTTTTGGTCACGTCTTTTGATTTCAATGGTCTTGTCACTAACTGCTATAGCAAATATGGCACGACCATCAGACGATAGTATCTTTCTTGTAGCCATTACTTACTACTCGCTTTCTTGCCAGCCATTTTACTAGTTTCGGTTTTGACGATTTTATCTAGCTTCTTCTGATTCTTGGCAAATGTACCAACTTCTGCTGGTTTTGGTTCAGCTTCTTCAACTTTCGGTGCTTGTTTTTCTTCGTTCATAATGACCCCCTTTATAGTCAATTCCAATTATACAGAACTTGTCAGACTTATGCTAGTCTAGCCCCAGTTTTTTCATATCTGCCTGTGAAATAGTGACTACTTGCGTATCACAAACACAGTTCGGGTGTCCTGCTGGTAGGTCAGAGCCGTCTTTCTTATAAAGCGATTTACTAGCCCATTCGTTACATATATCAGGGACGCTATGTCGGTTACTCAATACCCATTTGAAGCCTTTTGTAAACTGCTCATCTGAATAGTAATCGATAGTAGCCTGACGATACGTATAAGCTGTTTCTGTTCTCGCTATACGAATTGCGTTGTGCTGAATCGAGCCAGATGGTACGCCACGTGGAACACGACCTAAGCGTTGTCGCATAACTTCATACGGAGCAACTCTACTATTGCCAGTTGGCTTAACGTATAACTGTATCTTTTTGGCTATCTTTTTGGCTGACGTGCCTTTCTTGACCTCGTTCTGAACAATGCCCCTCACGACTTTTGATGTACCTGTTTTAAGTGTTTTCATTTTCTCGGTGAACGTGTAGCCACCAAACTCAGGAACTCTACGTGTTTTCAGCTTGGCTTGATAATAAACATCATAGCCAGCTTGCTTTTTCTCCATACGTTGTAGCGTGTTGGTATGACCGAACTTAGCGAATATCGGTCTTATGGTTTTCAGTGCCTCTAATCCCTTGTATGAGGCAACTGCCCCCGAATAAGTAGCTGTTAGTTGCGTATAACCATCAAAATAGCTGTTCAGGATAGCCTCAGCCTGTGTTTCAAACTGCTTAATCTTCGCTACCTTATTGCCAGTAGTTGCTTTTGCGAGTGCCTTGTCCAAATCCCCTGCTAATACATCGAGTTGCTGATTAACCTCAAACTCAAGTTTCAGGAGCGTTCCAACTAGTACTCTATCTAGTTCATTCTGTGTCGCCATTAGGGTCGTCCTCTACAGGGTCGTCCACTGTTGGCTCATCAGGTATAACGTCAGGAGTTATGGCTGAGTTCTCCAGTGCTTCCTTTGAATCTGCTTTAGCATCGCTGATTTCTTTATCTATATCTGCAATCTTATTACCAACTGCTGATAGTTTCAGAGCTGTCTTATTGCTGATAATTCCATTGGTCAGAAGCATATCAATCGTTTCTTTAGTCAAAGCACCGTCCTCATCTGTGATGTCAGGGAATAATACTTTAACTTTAGGGTCGATACCCTGTAATGGGAAAAAGTCAGGGTCACTGAGTGAAATCTTACGGTCAATAACAATATCTATCATGTGCTTGATTGAACTGGTGAACTCCGTACGCTTACGATTGGCTTTCAGTACAACAATAGGCATTTGCTCAGATACAGATGCTTTACTGGATTGAACAGCCGCCCCAAATACGAACTCTGGTGTTTCTGAACCCTCTAGTATCAAATAAAAGTAAATCTCAAGTAGCTTGCCTGAGTCGCCCATGATTGACTGCGTAGTGACGAACTTAGCTTCTGCATTGTCGCCAGTCAGGAACAGTATATTGTCAGCACCAAGATTGACTCGCTTGTTACCCTCCTCATCAGTTTCATCTTCAAGTTCTTCCTTTTCTGCACCACGTACTGTGAATATCGGACTGCCGTTATAAATAACGTTCTTTGTGCTTTCTTCTAGGACACCTGAGTAATTACGGAACTGAATCAGGATATTCTGGAGTTCTGAGTTACCATATACGGCTCGTGGTTCATGTTCGTTGTGAATAGCCACTATAGGCAACGGACGTTCAACTATCTCATCGAATACGACAACGTTACCTGCATCATCGGTTTCTAAGTCCTCTGGTACAACGCCTTGATTGTATAGAACTACCTTGCCACCTGTTGTGTAGATTTCTGCGTAATAGAGCTTCGTTTCATCAATCTTTTCGTTTTGTTCGAGTCGGTATATCTCAAGACGTGATTTGCGATACTTTTTAATGTATCTAACTGACTGAGTAGTATTATCACCCATGATTTCTTCAACTGTTTCGGTGACATCGTAACCAATCTGCTCGTTAGTCATAGCGTCCAGAATGACCTCAACTGTGCGTGGGTCGAGCATTTCAGCGTCTAGCATATCGTTGATATATAAGTACGAATCACCATCACGTAGACCAAACTTCGTGAGTTCGAGCTGATTGTGCTGGTTTTCTTCAAGCCATTCGTTAATCTTCTCTGTAACGGTTTCTTTTTGGTTTTCAGTTATAAGTTGTGTACCTAAGTCTACTTTGTAGCCTGAGCCGACTATGAACGCTGTAGCCGAGTTAATGATAGGCTTTGCCATTGAAGCCGCTAACTGATATTCAGCTCCAATCTTATTTGTCGAATCTGGAGTAGGCATTTCACTAGCCCAATAGATGCTCTGAAACAAGTCGTAGTCGTTACGAGTGTAATCAACTGACGGTGCTTCTGTGTTAAACAGACCGATAACCTTACGTGTAAACCACGTATCATGCTTACCAGCCATCTCTGCTATACGTTTACGTACCTTTGGGAACATATCTATTCCTCGCTATCTGTAGTGTCTTTGACAGCCTCTTTTTTAGGAGCTGATATTTTGTACCTTGATACTACTTGATATTTAGTTTTCTTGTCTATCTCTCCACTTGGGTCGAATGTAATCTTCTCGCCATCTGTGACAACTGTTTGAAATTGGTGCTTACCATTCACAACGATAACCGTAAGATTCTCGCCCTCTGATGTCTGTAATGGTACTAAATCAAAGCCTTTTGCTTGTAATGCTTTCTTAATGACCTGCATATAACGTGAGCCAGTATTGCCCTTGATGTCTAATGATTCTCCAGTTATCTTTTCTACACATTGAACTGCATCTAACTTATCTGATTGTTTCGATTCGTTTTGTATTGCTTCTCTCTTAGCTTGTGATTTGCTCTTAGCCATGATTGACTCCTTTTCTAATGTTATTTTATCACCTTTTGCGATTTATCGGGTTGCCTTTTGCGAATGTGGCTTTGCCCTTAGACTTCCCTTTTCCGTATGTAATGTCACGCATAGCTGTATTTGCAAACCAGAGTGCCATAAGTAGGTCGTTCGTGTGTCCTCCAGGAAATCCGAGCATACCACCTATTAGATAGTCTACCATTCTACGAGTGTACTCGCTACTGTCGTTGTACGGTAGAATCCACTTGCCGTTCTCGAACTCAACAGCCATTGAATTGATACCGATGTCCTCATCAAACTTTTCACCACCAGTACCATAGCCAGCTATCGGTAGGTCTGTCATTTCATTCATATCACGTACAAGTGAAGCCTGATAAGCGTTCGATTCAACGGTAAACTTTTTCATCATCGGGTAACGTTCAAACATTTCAACAATCATCTTACGTTGTTCGCTAGGACTCCATTTGCCGTAATCAAGCCACAATGGAATCTTAACGCCTGATTTGGTACGTCCGATAATGGCAATAGCTGAATCATCACTGCCGTCTTTCTTACTGATAGCTAAGTCCATACCACCTGTGACTGTCATAGCCCCTAAGTCCCAACTTGCGTAATTAACAAAGCGTACTAGCTTCCTTGAGCCTGACATAGCATCTTCGAGCCATTCCTTTTGAAATACTTGGTCCTCTGCCGATATAACCATGTTCCGATATGCTCGGTTGAATGATAACGAGCCAGATGATAGCTTACGTTCCATTAACAAGTCCCATGTCCATTTGTCGTCCCAGAGTACTTCCTTTTTCTTTTCATTGACCACAGCATCGTAGATAATCTTCACGTCAAAGGTAACGTCTGCCAATAGCTCCTGATATAAATCAAGCTGATTCCATGCAGTACCAACGATAATAAGCGTTCCATTAGGCTCTAGTACTGGCATCAGGACATCGAAGAACCATTCACGAGTTCTTTCACGCTGTGTAGCTGACCTTGTAATACTTTCGTTCAGAATGTCGTCACAGATGATAATATCGGCACGTTTACTAAGCAATACACCTGATACTGACGTTGCTGATACTGTCGGGTCTTTCAGTTTGTTATTGTCACGCTTAACGATGAACTCCGATTGCGTCCATTTTTGAGCTTGGTCGGGTACGAGGTTTCCAGCCCATTCGATGTATTCATCATTACGTTCCATATGACCTTGTACCTCACGAACGAATGATTCTGACTGTGATGCTGATTTACTGACTATAACAATACGTACGTTGTGGTCTTTAGCTATTTTCCACAATGGGAAGTTCACACTGAACGTGGTGCTTTTAGCGTGTCCACGAGGAGCTTCGAGCATGATTTTACGGTTCATTACGCTCGGTTCGTGAGGTTGGAGTATGCGTATATTACTACCCTCTTGTACGGCTCTATTCTGGAGTAGCATCTGCCACTCGTAATGGTGGTCGCCATTAGTGAATCCCAATATATGTTCAACGAATGTAGGAAACTCCTCCCACGCTTCTAGGTCACGAATCTTCTTGACTAGTTGTCGCCACTGCTCTAGTTCCCCTAGACTCTGTGGTTGATATTCTAGCAACGTTTTCATTGGTTCTGACGAGTTTTTTAATATCTGCTCTAACGGCATTTGCCATCTCCTCTAATTCATCTTTCTTAACTTCCACTCCACTACCATCGACCTGTAGCGTATTGTTCTGCTGATTAAACGTAACGTTTGGCGTACTCGAATCTCCAGTACGAAGATGCAACTTAATTTCAAGCTCTGAGAACTGAATCTCTTTTTCTATGAGCCTGACGAGCATATTTGTCGTAGTGCCTAACGGTAGTCCTCCCATTTGCTTTTCTTTTTCGAGTGCGTTGATGTAACGATTTTTGAGTTCGTTTAAAGCCCACAGACCCTCTTTGTACGAGTCGTGGTTCTTCATATGTAATTGGTAATCTGGCACATAAGGCGAAACTACCACCGTTTCCTTTACTTGACCGTACTTGTCAATCCAACTATAAAATGCTGGCTGTGACGGCAAGTCGTAATCTGGGAACTTCTCCAAAGCAGTTTTGTATATCTGTACTTTAGCTTTTCCGTCCTGTACGCCCTGCCTGATGTACGTCATCACATCTGGGTAACGGTGAATCATCGTTTTGAACCTTGACTTGTTCACTTGACGTGCTTTATTCAGGTTCGACTTATCGCTGACCGTTTTTGACATCTGTTACATAACCCCCTAGCGTGTATCGCTAGTTATAATTTTATCATCTCTGCTCTACTTTTGCACAGTTTATATCTAGGCGTTATAACTAAACTAAAACTAAAAAATGACCACTCTCGCATTGTGGTCATTCTTGGTGTTGCCAGCATCGTGTGGTTGATGCTGTGGCTCACTACGTATTTGGTAGCTTCGGCAACGTTACTATTAAATACTATACATCAATGTTTATCATCGTCATCATGTTCCCTATTAAACATATCAATCAAATCTTTCAAGTCGCCATAGCCCTCAATATGCTTCATTCCGATTGCCCTAGCCATTTTGTAGAACAATTCGGGGTCTACCATTACGAACTGAAAGTGCAAGTGTTCATTCTCGCCCTCATCGCCATCAACGTGATAGAGCGTAGTGTCCATACATACACCAATTAGCGTTTGTGCGATTTTTAACATTTCTTTCTTCGATTCCTTAGTTTCAGGATTGTCTACGATGTTCTTGTGCATTTGCCAATCTAGGACTGGCGTGATTACTTTACGATTCCTCATTATGCTCCTCCATGTATTTCTTTAAGAATATGCTACGTTTTTTGCTATCGCCCATACGTTTGAAGTCGCTTCGACAGCTTTTAATCCATTCACGCATAGCATCTGCTTTTAATTTGGCGATACGTTCCTGTTCTGGTGTCAGTGGCTTATTCTCCAGCTTTTTACGGTCTGGTGCGTTCAACATTGATTTGCATGAGCATATTTCGTCCCACAAGTGCGTACTGCCTTTTGAGCAGACCCATGAACGTCTTTTGCTCGTATACATAGTTTTGTAGGTTTCAGGCTTCAAGAAGCCACGTATCGTGCTTGTAGCGTATATATTGCCACGTAACGATACATTTTTAGTACCTTTGGCTTTGGCTGTTGCTGATAATCTAGCTTCTTTCGGAGTAAGCCAAATATCACCTAAGTCACAAACCATAACTACGTATTCTTCATTCAAGATATAAACTCCACAGCTTTCGGTTCAGATTTGATTCTAACTAGCATAGTGTCGAAGTGCTTACGAAGATTACCACCAGAGCGTATTTGCTGACTCCAGAAGTCATCGTCTTGTGACCATTTCATAACACCCTCGATGATTTTCCAATCGTACTTATCAAGTCGGTGAATCTTATCTATGTCAGTAGCCCATTTTTTAGCATCTGTCGAACGTTCCAGATGTGGATAGTTCTCCAATACCATTGTTCGCAGTGCCATAGCTATTTCCAGTGCTTCGTTGGCTACATTCTTCGATAATGACTTGTCGGTTGCGTTGGAGTTGATTGATTTGATGTTCTTATCGCAAGCTAATCGGATTCTACGCATATGTTCCAAATTGCCATCGTTCAATGCAACAAAATCTAATACGTCTTGAATTGTCATACGCCTTTATGCTCCCAATCCTCTAATGGTGCAACGTGTAGCTTTACGCCACCTCCGACTACTTGTACTGGATATTTCCTGAGCTTATTACAATCCATTTCATACCAGCCAGGGTAGCTTTCTTCACCATCAGACTTACGAACATATCTAATCTTTACTTGACAGTTGCCCTGACTGCCGATTCGGAAGTCTGCTACACCGATATGAGGCTTGCCACCGTTCCAGATTGGTTTTCTTAGTTCTATCATACTACCCAATCCGTCCAATCTAGCAATTTAATAGGGTGGTACAGCACATAGATGATTATTCCTAACAAAACTAAGTCCATTATGACCAGAGCTATCCAGAAGTGCTTACTTCTTAGCTTTAACAGGCTTCGTTTTTTTGGCTGATTGTGCCGATAAACGTTGCTCATTGTCGTCCTCCAGTTCTTTGATTCGACCCTCTAACTGTTGTTGCATTTGCTGACTAGTTACTGCTTGCCACGATATGATTCTCAGCAAATCATTCTTACTAAACATTTTGATTGCGTACGAGAAAAACGACTTTGCCTTTGGCAATCGTCCAATCTCCTCTTTCACCTGTTGAAATGACGGTTTTTCAACTTTCGGTGGTACTTTTGGTTCGTCTTTCGACATACGGTTGACTCCTTTTGTTACCCTTACATTATACCAGATTAGCCGAGTTTTGTCTTGAGCGTTTTGACCAAATCCTCCTTACTATCTTTATGCTCTTTCGCTATTTCGTTAATCATTTCCCAAAGTTCATCATCAGTTTCTACCCACAGATGCTCTTTGCCTCCGTAAGAGAACACCATGAAGTGCTGGTCGAGCGTTTCACCATAGGTAGCAAACATATCATTCAGGACTTTCGACAAATCTTCTATCGTCTTGATTTCTTTTTTAGATTCATCGAGCTTTTTCTTTAGTTCATCGGGTAACTGTTTACGAATCTCACGAACCAACGACTTAATCTGGTCGAATGTCGTGATGTTCATTTTCTTGAGCGTACCCTCGATACCGTACTGCTTGGTTAGCTTAGTCCACTGCTGAGTGAACAGTTCGGGGTCAATGTTGCCTTTAACAATGTTATCTGACATGGCATCAGCCAACATATTGTCACGCTGTTCCTCGTGTGTATCGCCATCGTACGTAGCGATGATTGACGGTATGGTTTCGTAATTTAAGTACGTAGCCGCTTGGAAACGGTGATTGCCCTTGACAACCTCATACTTACTAGACTTCTCGTTGAACCAAACCTTGATAGGTTGGTCGAATCCTTGCGTAACAATCTTTTCTACGAGGTCATTGAACATAACATCGTCCATTTTATTGACGTTATCGACTAGCAGAGTAATCTCTCCTAGCTTTAGGTCTTTAATATCAGCTTTTTTCATTCCATTCCCTCCAGTTACTTATTGATTTTCGCACATCGATTTTAGGTCGCCAGCCTGTTGCCATTTTGAACTGTTCGTTGTCACCGTCAAGTATATCTACATCGCCATTATCACGTTCTTCTTTCTTGAACTTTACAGGAATGTCCATCAATTCAATAACTTCTTTTACTGACAGAGCTTGGTCGCTACAAATATCAAAAGCTCCTGTGACCGTAGGCTTATCGATACAGGCTCGTATGGCACTAACTACATCGCTAACTTCTATGAAATTGCGTACTTGCTTACCACCTTTATAAACAACAGCTTTATCTTTCTTGGTGCTTTTCATCAGGTTCGGAATCAAATGAGTTTCGTTTTCATGGTTCTCGCCTTTGCCAAACGGATTGAATATGCGTAATGCTACCGAGTCGGCAGGTAATAGCTTTTCGCCCCATCTTTTCGATAATCCATAAGGACTAATGTTTTCAGCGTAGACAGCCGCAGAACTGGCAAAGACAAATCTAGCATTTGGGAATCTTTCAGCTAACAATGCCGTAGCAATAGTGTTATTCAGATAATACATATCTGGTTCTTCAAACGATTCTGTTATGTCGATGTAAGCCGCTAAATGCACAACCACATCGTAATTCGCTTTTTCCTCGTAGACCATAACATCTTCACCCATCTTGACATCTATACCTACTACCGTATGACCTGACTGCATCAAATCCACCATGACGTGCTTGCCGATGAAGCCGTCACAACCTGTTACTAAAATGTTCATTTCTCCCTCACAATCAAGTTAATTTTACCTAAAATACACGCTTGTATATCATCAACTGCAATATCTGGTGTCATATCTGGATTGAATACGTGCTTGCCGTCCTCAAGACCCATGTGGTTTTTATCAGCACATTTATCAACGTACTTTTCCAAATCTAGCTTTCTGACAATCATTTCTGCGTAGTCTTTGCCACCACCTGACCAAACAACAATTTCTGTGTTCTTCATGTGAGCCAATGCGATGAGCAAGTCTACCTGTCTACGGTTCGTATGACCCTCGCTATCGATAAGCGTTCCGTCTACATCAAAAGCTATTACTACCTTTTTCATTTCTTTCTCCGATACGTTGGTTTATCTGCTTCACAAGTGTCCACAAATCCTAACGATTTCATATACTGATGCAAGTCGTAAATACTAGGCTGTCCTAGTTTGCTGATTCGTCTTGGGTCGTAATTCTTCGAGAGTTTTCTAATTCCCGATATAAGCTCCTCCCAATGTATCTCGGTTTTATCACCAATGGTGGTTTCGATAAGTTCTCCAATGCCTCCAAGTCTAGTGACCTTACTCGCATCATCTGTAGAATCTTTAAGCCGTTTGGCGAATCTTTCACCAATGAGAGCACTGTCGTATCGCTCCCTGATGTACTGTCGAATCCATTTGACTTTTTCTCTTGCTTCATCGTAATTCTCCTCAATCCAACGAATCATGGCATGAGCCTCACTCATACCGTTATAAATGAACGGATATTCTGGTGGTAGCGATTTCTTAACCCAATCGTTGTTTGGGAAAATACCAACCTCTGCTATATACAACTGCTCCCAGAAGCCCACAGGGAAGCCCTCTACCTTGCTAGTACATAAGAACATATGTGACTTCGCAACCTTAGTCCAAAACTCGTCACGTGGACAGTTAAGAGCTAATTCTTCAATGAAACCTCCTTTCATTTTGAACGCTTGCTTCGGACTAATCTGGTGACTAGTAACAATGTGACGAACATCACGCCCGAATGAATAGAACTTATCCATCAATTCAATGAACTTGTCTGGGTCTTTCTCGGCTGTGATTCTACCACCCCAAATGACCTGAAACTTATCGTCTGCTTTTTCTACACCCTTGATAACTTTATCGATAGCTTTCGTATCAACACCCAATCCATCAACATAGCCCTTTTTACGGCTTTCCAGATAACGACTCGGTGACATATAAATCCTGTTAGCTTCATCAGCCATTTCCTTTTCGCTGTGATTAAGAAACCAAGTGTCAGCATATCCGTAAGCACTAGCCATAGCCCAACGGAACGGTTCATATTTTGTTTGCTCGACACGTACCAACGGTTCAAATATGTGAATCGGAAGCATATTCGAGCGTCTGAAATCTCCTAACATACTAGCCATCGTGTTGACTGCTGGCGTTTTGCTGGTAACTACAACGTCAATCGGGTACTTGCCTCCACGTTGCATGAACGTTTTGAGCAAATCACGTGGAATATAGCTCTGTTCTGTCCAGAAATCATCAATCCAATCTACTTTGACAAACGTAGTTTTCGGATTACGTTTTTGAGCTAATTCAATAGATTCATCAGGTATACGGTCTGGCACTGCCATATACCACCAGATGTCATCAGGAGCGTGTTGCATTAAGTCCTCGTAAACTCTAAAGTTACTGTCTTTAACAGCATCGGACATACTGATTAAAGGTACGATTAAAACTCTCATTCTTGATTCCTTAATGCTTTCAATGCGTAAAATTGACCCTCTGGTATAACAGATTTCAGTCTAATTTTATCACTTCTCATGTACTTCTGAGCATCTATCAGGAATTGCTCGTATGTCGTAAGCTCCAGATTAGGCAATATCTCGATAATGAAATGCTTGGTTTCAAATGCTTTTTCCATAGCCTTAGCAGTTGCTCGTTCAAACACACCATAAATCTTGTCTACCATATACTTACTGGAGTGATTTTTGTACCAGAGGTCGTGAATGTTATTCCACTGCTTATTCATCAAATCAAAGTATTCCTCTGTGTTTTCTGTTTTCATCTTAGCAAGCATGACAATGAGCTTATCTAGTTCTCGTTTACCGTTGGCGTTTAGTATGTAGTTATGTGGCAAACGTTCTTCCAACCACTTGCCGTACAGAAACATCATCGGCTTTCCCTCATAGACTGCTTGCACGTATGCGACACCAGTACAGATATAAACTGCTCCAGAATAACCAACATCTGCTCGTTTCAAGTGTTCTTTATATTCCTCAGCCGAACAGTTCTCGATACATTCCACGAAGTCGTACTCCTTGTATTCATCAGGTATCTCCATCGGTGAAGTCAGAATCAGTTTGATATTTGGGTACAGAACTCGTGCTTTTTCTATCGATTTGCATAGCTTATCGACACGCTTCCTACGTGGTAGCGTACCTCCATGAATTATCACCAATTCTTTCGATTCGTTTGGCTCGAACTTATAAGTCCGTTTGTCGTAAACCATCGGCTTAACTACCTCAATGTCTGAGTTTCGCATAGCACTGACAGATATTCGTTTTGCCGCATCGTTCTTGAACTTTACTTCATCGATGTCGCAATAGACCATAACCTTGTTTTTTCCAACCGTTGCTGACACAGCCCATTCCACAGGGTCATAGAAAGGCCATTGAATCGATTTATCGTCCACCTCATCACCTATAAACACAACTGGCGTATCGTATCTGATACCCATACCCATAGAACGGAACTCGTAGATAGCCGCTTCTAATAGCGACACCCAATACGGTACATCTGTGAATACTGCCGTATATTTTTTATGATTCTTACGTACGAAGTCGAACACCTTTGTTTCAAGTGGGTCTAATCGTGTTGGTGCAAAATCTCGTGCGTCCATTAAGCGAATAAAATTGATACGTTCTAAGTCCTCAAAGCCTGTTATGTCGGTATCTTCCTGAATAATGATGTCCATTTGAACTCGCTCATCATATCTAGCCCAATCCAGCCAGGGCATCACTGACGAACAGCCAGATAATCGTTTACTTGTATGCAATCTCGGTGCGAATAGTATTTTCATAATTTAATACCAAATCTCTTTACGTATTTCAGCTTCAACACCACATCGTTCACAAGTACCATCGGCTGTTTCATATATTTCCCATTTGCTTCGTCTGTCAACACCCTCAGTTCCCTTGATTGGTTTCCATTTGTGTTTACCTATAAAACATAAAATCTTTTCAATGCTACCCATAAACAACCTCCCCGAATATTGATTTTTGAACTACCTCGTCAGCATCGCCAGCATCGTAGTTATCAGCGTCAAAGTTCGATAATGACAGTCCTTTTAATAGCTTGGCTAGGTTCAGTGTATACCATTTTTCTTCCTCGAAGTCGTAAAGCTGGAGCGAACCACCTCTGGAGATTACCTCACTAGCATATTCATACGGTTTTTCTATCTTTTTGCTACTGATACGTGCCTCACTGCACCAGTACGTAATACCTCCCTCAAGTGCCGTCACCATCAGGTCGTCAATTTCTTCGTCTGTAATTCTTTTCTTATATTGATGCATTACCAACCTCCTTTTTACGAATTATTCTACGTTCATACCAGATGAAGTCACCCTCATCGTCTGTCGGGAACAACTGATTCGATACGTGGTCTACACATTTTGCACGTACATAATGAATGTTTACCGACAAATCATAGACACTGCCGTTCTTGGCGTTCTCCATATTGCCTGACGTGATTATAAGTTCTCGACCATCATCATCTATAACTATATCGCCTTTACTGAATAACTGGAGCATACGTAGTGCTTCGTGACCACAGTGTTCGCATTTACTGGTTTTACTGGTTTGCACACAGTCAAGACATTCGTAATACATTATTTGCCACCTCCATTTGCACGTTTTTTACGTACCCATTCCGAAAGACTATGACAATCAGCTTCTACTATCGTCCAAAGCTCGTCCATTTGTGGTCTAGTTGATTCTGGAAACGGATTAACACGACCCTCATCTACAAACCAGTCAATAGTTCTACCATGACCAATTTGCGTTTTATGATTAGTCGCTACCCAATACCTCCACACCAAATGACCTAGAACTTCACCAATATCGTTGTTTGGAAATAATCTAGCACAAGCCTCCTGAACATACGGCTTATTGCCTATCAATCTAATGTAAGCTCCCCCCATAACGTGCATATCATAGCTATTCAATTCAATGTCCGATATTTGAGCGTAATCAATATCATTCCAGTCCAAGTCTGGTGCTTTTTCAAAGAACTGTTCAACATCATCTAAAGACATTCCTTTGACAGTCCAACGATATTGCCAACCACGTAACTGATGCCGAAGCATCGGAGGGTCCTCAGCTAATCCACCTGCTGACGCTCTGTATTCAATTTGTTCCGATAGTGATTTTTGCTTATCCGTTAATTTTGTTAAGTCTGGGACTTCACGACCATCTGCATTATTTTTCCAGAAGTCATCACGATATTCTGTGTTAGCTATTTCCCAAACATATCTTAGTACGAAGTTTCTATCTTCATCGCTCAAGTTGAACGACTTTCTACTGCTCGAACGATACAATTCCACCAGTTTGTCCATATCAGGGTGCAACATCACATCTTCCATAGTGATTATTGGCAATCTCCTAAGACATTCCGTTGCATCAAGAGCTATAAACGATTTAGCTATTTTGATTGCGTTGTCTGGCTGACATTTACGGACTGCCTTTTGCAATCCTGATTTTAATACCGATTTACTTATTGTTATTTGAGTGTTGAGTTCGTGCATTGATGGTGCATCAAATAGGTTCTCTTGCATTGGTTGATTCCTTTGGTTTATATAAACATTATAACATAATCTACTGTTTTTTACGATGTATTTCCGATGCTAATTTCATGGCTCTACCTGCATCGGCTAGGAACTTTTTGGTCATTCCGTCTTTCGTAAGCGAGTCTTTGTTTAGCACATAGGATTGCTCGGTGTAAGCTAGTAGCAGTTCACGCCTTGATAGTGGGATAGTTTCAGCGTTTTCGTTGAGGAACGCACTAAAGTCATTCTCCAGTAAATCAAAGATTTGTATCGGTTCGTACCGTATATCCAGATAAGCCTGTTTTACATACTTTGCCATGTGAAAGTCCAGTACTGCTTGCTTGCCGTCTTTATCCATATAACTCCCTAGTTTAGTTTCAATTCTAGCCATTTCAGACCAACAATCAGAACTGAACAAGATTTCTTGAGCAGTTGCCTCATGTACCTACTTATTATAGCCCAAGTCGTAACAATAAGCGTTGCAACAACCCCAACCGAATAGGCAATAGCTTCTGTGAGTTTGTGCGTGGATACCGTTTTAATAATGTTCGTCTGGTTCTCAGAACGGTTTGGACGCTCGATGCCGATAAAAACTTGAACTTTTGGCGTGTGTTCAGCTTTATACCGTTTTCCTCCAGCCAATACAGTAGCAACATATCGTCCGAGTTTAGTGCTATCGGATTTCTTTTTAGTATTTTCTTTACTTGTTTTGCTGTGCTCATTTCTACCCTTTCGTTTAGTGCCATCTTCGTATCTCGCTATCGGTTCACCGTCACTTCCATATACCATGTGACCGATTGGCGTTTGAACTGTTACTTTTTGCTTGCGACTCCTTTCTTGAGTTATTTCTATCTGCATGGTCGTATGTCAGCAACTTTGATTGCAAAGTTGTCGTGACCCTCGTTAAACATTATCCTTTTGGCTTCACGAACTATACAAAGTTCAGGCGATAGCTCGTAGTAATCTCGGTTTCCTAAGTCAATCGTTGTTGGTATGTGATTGACTTTGCGATGCTCTAGTACTCCATTAACAATTATTGGTACTGAATATGGCTGATTCATTTGTATCTCCTAACCACGATTCTCGGATTGAGATTTCGTGTTCTTTTTCGCATAACTCTGAGCAAAATTGTGCATCTTCGTCCAGTGGACATACGATTTTTCTGTTTGTTGTTATTGACACGTTGCAGTTTTCGCAAAAGCGTTGGTAGCAACCCTCCAGTAGTTCATTGATTTCCATAAAGATACCCTCCTTAATTATTTTTTACATTAAATCTTCTAGGTCTAAATCTTGTTCCTGAACCTCCTTTGCTGTTTCTGCAATCAGTTGTTGAGCAATAGCCATGAACGCACCAGTTTTGTCACCGTAATCCATATCGTCTGCGTTATTGATTTCTAACATTTTGTCCGAATACTTGTGAATTAGCTTGTCTTTAATACTCATACTATGAACTCCAGTTTTGAGTTAGGTTGATATTTTGCTACTGCTTGTTCGACTTGCTCTTGGTTTTCATGCCATTTGCCAGCGAATTGAAACTTACCTTTTGCGTAAAATAACGCTCGGCTTCCTAGATTTGTGTTTTCTATTCTGTGGGTAGTGATTGTTGCGTATGTCATTGTATTGACTCCTTGTTTAATTGGTTATGCTTTAACTCTGACTGATTGTCCGAGTGATGTCAAGTTTATTCGACTTTTCGAGAGTTATTCCTGTGGAAATCCAGACAAACAAAAAGAGGGGCGTATTGGGCGAATCAACCAAAAGACTCCCAATACACCACCTCAGACTTCATTTTACTATACTATCCCTCAGTTGGTGACAACTTCTACAGAGAAAGCGAACATTATCTATATCCATAGTCAGCGATGGAGCACCCCCCATCTTACGTTTCTTGATATGGTCAACGTCCAAAGACCCAACAACATTACGTGGTTTCTTGCATCTACTACACCAATCACCGTACTTTTCTATCAAATATGGAATAGCAACATCATCACGCCATTTTTCATACGTGATTGTTTTCTTACCACGTTGCTTCATCGGCTTCGGTGGTTTCTTGTTCTTTGCAGTTCTAGCGTACTGACATTTCGGACAACGTGTTTGCAAGGAGCTGAACGTATTATATTCAGCTTTACAATCCTTGCAATTACGTATCATTTGGCTTCGTCAGATTCGCCTTTGCCCTGTTGTTCAGTTTGAGGCGTTTCTTCTGTAGTCTTACCAGTAGTTTCACTATCTTCAACTACTGATTCTGCGTCTACACGTCCAGCTTCGTTGTCTGGCATATCTGTTGATTTTGGTTCGTTCATAATTCCTCCTTTAGTAAATATACAAAAACTCGTTAGCGTTGACCGTCCGAGTCGTGACTACGTTCCAGCCACCATAGTTCATATCACTGATTGTAATAGTACCATTTCCATGTACTGCTTCCACGTAAACTACGTGTCCGAGTGAGCCTCGTGTGGTCGTTCCGACAGCACCAGCTCTAGGCGTTGAGCCAGTAGCTAATCCAAATCCAGATGCACGTGAGTACCACGTATTCGCATTACCGAGTCCGTTCGGCAAGTCAGGTCTACGATTCTTCACATACCACGTACAATAACCATAACCGTACGTATTTCCTCCACTGCTATAGCTACGCACAGGCTGTGTGGCTGGCGTTTGTGCTACAGGCGATGTCTGAGCCGTTCTAGCTGATGCAATCGATGTCTGAGCCGTTATAACTGGTGCAATAACGACAGGAGCTACGTAAAAGGCTCTGTCTTTCAGTTTTTCTTCGGCATCAGGAATAATCAGTTTATCTCCAACTGATATTACATCTTGATTTTTTAACTTCTCGTTTGCGTTCCACAGGCGTACCCATGTTGTATCAAACTTCTTTGCTATCTTTGACAGGTTGTCACCGTCTTTGACGATGTACTCTGTCGGTTCTGGTTCTTTTTCTACTAATTCGGTTTCAGGTTTTTGATTTTCCGTTTTGGTTAGAGTCGCTACTCCTAACGGATAGTCTTGAACAAATAAGTCCAAGAAACTTACGTTGCTAGTTTCCGTTACTTCCAGTGCGTTTGCACTTACTGGTTGTGCTGGCACGATTGACAGCGTTATTGCTGTTATCGCTACTGCTAGTAAATATTTCATACCTTCGGTTTTTGCAAGCGACAGTCATGCTCATTACCTCAAATCCTCCTTGTTAATTGACAAGCTATTTTCATAGCCATGCCGTTTAGTTTATCACATTCTAGCCCACGTCAAATAGACTCCCTTTTTTTCCACAGCCTACGGCTTGGGGAGTTCATACTCAAGCATTTACCTGATATATAGGTAAGATATACGTGTTACAGGTGTTCTAGTGTTACCAGTTGATTCTAGGGTCAATAGGCACAAGGCTATTTCATCTATTCTCACGATTATTTGTTAAGGTAGCTAAGTTGATATTCTTTTACATATCAGTGCAAAAGCAGACTTGTACGATAGTCTAAAACGTTGAGCATATTTAGTGATTATTTTTGAGTAGCATCACAAGCCATACGTCAGGGACTCCCCACTACTTTTTGATATAAAAAAGCCCTCGCTTGGAGGGCATAAACGTTTCCGTTTTGAGTGATTGGCAATCGTGACTATAGCAATTATAGCACACAAGAAACAATCAGCAATACCCTCGCTGTCTAAACTTTTTTATTGGCTAAGGGTCACAGTCACGATTACCTTTGCCTGTCCATGATTATAACACAGTCATTTCTTGTTCGTCTTGTCGTTTTTGCGTTTCTCTGCTTTAGCTTTACGTACAGCTTCCTGTTCAAAGATGATGTCCTCGATGCTAGGAAATGGTACGTGAGCACCATGATGTTCACCTAAATACCTGTTAATGGTTTCAAACACTTCATCGATTTCTTTCGTGGTCATTTGGGTCGTTGACACCTTTTGTAATTGTGCTCGCATTACTGGTTTCCACAAAAACTCTTTAACGGTTATCTTCGACCAGGGGATTTGAACGTCAGGCTTGAGCGTCTTTCGCATATCCAAGCCCGATTCGTTCAATTCATTAGCCAGCAGTTGAAACAGAACGTGCAACGCTCTATTCTGCTTTGCCGTCCTTTTCGAATATTGTTTCTGTTCCAAGTCTGCTGATGCCATGTTATACCCTTACGCTTACGTCTTTTTCTTCAATCACTTCGATGCCAGGGACTCCCTCAAGTTCATTTTTGTACGCATCGATAGCATCTTTTTTAGCTCGTGATTCATTCAGCTCGTAGTACAGTTGAGGTATTTTAGATTCGTCTTTTATAACGGCTCTATAGACTGTCCTATACGATGCACTGCCCTTTTTGGTTCTGATTGGTTCAGTACTGGTTTCTTGTAACTTATCCATTTCAGCGACCACCTCGGACGGTTTCATGTTTTCATCTTTCATGCGTTCTTGCAACTTAGCTTCGTCCTCAGCTAGTTTTTTCTGCTTTGCGTTTTCATAGTCAGCTAACTTACCTTTAATGACTCGCTCGGCTTCGTCCATTTGCTGTTCGACTGGACGGAAAAAGTCACGTGTCTGTTTTACTAGTGCATTTATCGGATTCAGAAACTTCTGCTTTTCAGCTTTGATTTCTTTAGCGTTTGATTTGATTATTGTCAGCAATTCAACTGCTGTTTGCTCCTGCTCATCGTTTGTAATTGTCAGGTCACGACCACGATTTTCTGCTTTCGTGATTTGACCTTTCATAGCCGATATGCTTCTCGCAGTCGGTTGTTCTACTACTTGCTTTGACATTGGTTGACTCCTTTAATTTATGTACTTATCATTATACTAGTTTGTTCGAGTTTATTCAAGTTTGTTTTGATAGGCAAGCTCCCCATAGAGTTCTTTAGCTTTTTCGTTATAGGCTTGTGCCGCTTCACGTTCGGTATAGAAACCACCTAAATGATGCTTCTCGTTATCCTTACGGACTGCTGAGTGCCACAGTTTTGTATTTCCTGGCGTAACAGGTTTAGATTTCCAAACACCTTTATATTTAGATGTCGGTGTCTTATTGACGAAATTGTACTTAGACTCACGAATCTTTTTCTCAGACAATGAACCCAATAACAGATTGCTTTTTCTGAAATCAAGTGAATCACCGTTCTTATGCAGAATGACGTGGTTATCGTTATTCCTAGTGTCTAGCAAAAACTTACCCATCGGCACGTAAATACTTTTACCTTTATGCCAAGCTACAAATGTAACAACCTTATCTAACCGATTTTCATCTTGCTTAGTACACCACAAAAACCTATTCAGATACGGATAGTCCTCATCATCAACTTTGATGATTTCGTCATTGTCGGTGAATATCTTTTTCACAAGATACCGTCCTCCTTTGCTATTGCCAGACCACGCTGTAGATACTTGATTCTACGTTCAATCCAGCTTTTTGCTTCTTTTATGTATCGAGGCAAGTACTCCTTTTCAAGTTTGCTGTAGCTCAGTACTTTCGTATGCTCCTTGTCCCAATGCTCAATCAAATATACGAGCTTATCTACTGGATAGTCGTGAATCATTAGCTGATATGCGTAGATTTTGAGCTGTATGCTTCGATTGTAGAGGGTTTGAGCCTTTGTATACGACATCGTGGTGGTTTTATAGTCCACGACTGCTTTCTCTCCGTACAGGTCAATACGACTGTGCAGAATGACACCTGGCACAACTTCTGATGCGAACTCAGTTTCAACTTTCTCTGCTTTGATTTGGAATCGTGCTGACGGTTCTTTGAAACATTCAGGCGATAAACCTGTTTTCAGCGATTCGTCTTTCCATTCATCGTGACGATTAGTACCAAAGTCCATTCCAGGACTGCCATACGGTTTTGTAATGCCAGCCCTTTCGTTCAAGACACTGTGCATCTGAGCTGGAGTACACCTCATCAGCTCAGAAAAGTGCGTATGGATTTTTCCATCGTTCGGAATTATGTAACCGTTCATCGTCTACCCCTGTTCTTTTACAGGTTCAACTGGTTTTGGTGTAAAGTCTTGGTCGATAACTTCACCCTCGACTACCGTATCTTTCTCCATTCTATCTTGGATATTCTTTTTATCTACACGTTGGTAGCGTGGTTCGTCCATTTCTTCCTTATAGCGTTCTGACACCTCAGCGATTCCAGCGACACCGTTCAATACGTGTGGCACTCTAGTATGAATCATCAGGCTCAGAGCTTCGTAGCGTAGCTTACGTTGACGATTCTTGCCGTCTTTGAATCCTACACCGTTAGCTCCATTTGATTTCTTAGCATCTTCAAATGTGAACGTATCTTTATAGAACTCCGATACTGTATCTGGGTCAGGCTTCATCAATTCTGATTCTGGGTCAAACTTCGAGCCACCTTTCCAAAGTTTCAACGATACTGTCGTATAGTTTTCATCTTCATCGTAATAGTCCCAATTGTAACCTGCGTTACGTAATACTGTTGGCGTTAGCTTTCCGTAGATATTCAACATACCATTCACGTAATACATACCAGACAATGCGTCCTCGTACGTCACACCGAGCGTATTAGCCGCTTGCAACACACGAAGCACCTGATTTACGTTTTTGAGGCTGGCTGGCACTGCTTGGCTATCTATGTAGTCTTGAGCCACTTCCTTTAGCTGTGCGTATGCGATAGGGTCAAGAGCGTTGGTCTTTTGCATAGCAACCAAGTCTTGCTTCTCCTGTTTGGACTGAATCGCACGTTTGTTAATATCAGCCTTGTCCTTTTTGCTGAGTACCTCCTTTGCTTCGGGTGTAGCGATTTTCTTATCTTTTATAGATTCTTCGCTTTTACTTGTGTCAGGTGTAGCGTTCACCTGTTCATCGGCTTCTGCCATATGAACCTCCTTTGTTAATTTACGAGCTGTAATCAGCTCAACACAGGGAGCGTTCCATACCCAAAACACTCACCTGAACTGAACTGACTACAACCCTTGATGTTAATGTACTAGCCGAATCGGGATTCGTTGAACTTATCTATCTCGTCCTGAGAAACTATGTAATATGGCTTGTCACCTGCGACATTCCATTGTTCAGCATTTAACTGACCATTGTTAATCAATCGCAAAACATAGCGATAATCACCGTTACCCATCGAGTTTTTTATTAGTTCCAGCTTGGCTATTTCGCTTGGCTTGAACCATCTCTTACCATTTTGTTCAATCATTGTATACCTCTTACTACATTATACAGGAATGTCCGAGTTATGTATAGTATCATTCGGCACTTTGATTCGGGTCTAATTGCTCTGGCATCGGTAAATCTTGAGGTATTACCATGCATTGAGAATACTTGCCGTCAACGACTAATAACGGACTACCCATCAGCCAAGTTTTCTTTTTATCTTTCATCAATTTATTGACTTCCTTTTCAACCTGCTTTGCTGTTCCCTCGATGATTTTATACATTTGATTGCTCCGTTTCATATTTAGCTAACATTTGTTCGAAGAATGGCACAATCAGTTCCTTGCCACGTTCTACCATTTCAGGCATTTTCTTAGCATTGAATCTGGTCGTTTCTTCAATCAATAGTTTACCACCACTATCGCCACCCATCAGTACTGACTCCTCGCTCATAAAGCCACTATCCCTAAAGTGGATAGTAACAGGCGTTATGCTCACGTAGTAGCCTCGTCTGTTCGTTTCTGATGTGAAATAGTTGTAACCACCTTTCGAGTAGTAGACGGTCATTTTAACGTGCTTGAACCTCTTAGCGTCCATGTCGAAGTACCATCGTTGGTAATCTCGGTCTATTCGTTCGTAAATTGATTTTCTAGTTAGCATTTCCATTGTCGTTCTCCTCTACGTACAGCTTATAGCTGAACTGTTTATGTTGATTACAAAATACTGACATCACTCCCCTAATCAGGTCATCAAACAGATTTTCCATGAAATGATTCGTAGTGATTCCCTCGACCTCAATTACGTATTTGTGCTTGAACTTTTTATTCTTCGCCATCATCGTCCTCCTTTACTACTTGACTTATATCTGCACCTCTATCTTTTGCACATTCTTCTGAGCAATAGCGTGGAAATCCTGATGCTTCGCCATCGAGCCAAACACCACACATTTCACAGGCTTCACCGTAAATCATGCTATCTGCTATTTCGCCCATCGTAATCCTCCTTTAATGCTTGCATTAGTTCTAAACAGCTAGGACATTCACCTTGCTTGCCATCGTACAAATAGTCACCACAGCCGACACAGGCGTTGTCCTCAGCCAGACAGTCAGTGCATTTGAGCACTTCACCGTCCTCGTGTTCAATCTTCGTCTGGTGGGTCATTGAGTCCTACTTCCTCTGTTACATCTTCTTCACATACTGGACACCAAGCGTACCTTGACGTATATACATACGAGCTATCAGGATTCGCACTAGGTTCTTCGTGGATTTCTACATCATAGTTCGGGTGGTTACATTTCAACTCACCGTTTTCCAGATAGAACTCCCATTCACCACCTGACAGCAGATAACTGCCATCAGGTTGCAACAATGTTTCAAAGTCCTCTGAGTTCACCATAGCGTCAAAGCATCTATCAAACTCAGTTGGCTTTTGCTGTTCCATTACAGCCCCCATTCTGCTTTATCGTATTCAGGCAAACTGACTACGATGTGATATGCCATAAGTTCACTGAGCTTATCCAGTTGCTTGTACACGTGCGTTTCTGGAACGTCACCCTCAGCTAACTGATAACTGATGCAGGTCAACTGCTTGAACAGTTCAATCTTCGTCAACGTTCGTCCGTTTGCTGGCATTATTGGCTCAAACTTGTAATGCATATCCTTATGTTCTGGGTAGCGTTGTTTCAGAGCTTCTATGTTCATTTCCTTGAGCTTATTCACAAAGGCATCTACTACGCCTATCGGGTTTCGTCCTTTGTCTACGTCACCTGTGAACATTTCTAGTGCGTGAACCATATCCGAGTTCGATGCTAACTGTCCTAGCGTCAGAGCTACAGAATTGTACGTTAAGTCGCTTACCATAAATGCACTCATCGGGTGTACTCCTGCTTAACTTCGTTCAATGGTTTCGGTGTCCAGTGCAAATCTCGTTCTATTCCCATGTGAGCACCGTTACGGTTGAACGGATTGACATTCAACGATTCAAGTTCTGATAGGCTGAAATCACCTAGTTCATCGTTCCAATCACCGAACAACGATACATAACCGAAAATTATGTCATCGAATCCCTCGACTTTTGAAATACCGAACCAGTGACCACGACCATACGGATTGAACCAGTGGCATACTACCGTTGGATTTTCTTCCTCTGACGTATCTTTTGACAGTTCTTTTTCTATTGCCTTAGTTAGCAGTTTCATCATCGTCCTCCGTTATCTGAGCAGTTCCGACAACGTTGCCGTTACTATCTCTTAATTTATGTACATCGGTATTGCCATCGTTCAGATGTCCAAACACCTGTTGCAGTACCATTTCCAGTTCGTTCTGGAAGCTATCGACAAATGCGTGGTTATCTATATCAAACTTAACTTTTACGACCATCGCCATACTCCTTTTCCAAATCAGCGTAATTTTTCATTATGTAGAAACAGTTACCTTGAGTCAGTTCTATACTTGCTAGGTCGATGACAGTATCAACAGCCCACATATTCGTGACACCTGATTGCTGTACGTCCTGATAAGCGTGAAACTGTTCTTTCGTTGGTTTCTTGTGCTGGTGCATAGCCATCAAACTATCTCCTTTGTCAGATTTACTAATGCGTTACGAATCGTAACTGCGTTTTCTTTACTTACTTTCATTCCGACTGGTGGCATGAATCCCTCAACAGCCCAATCATACTTGGCTATCAGTTCCATCATCTCGTTCCAGATTTCACTGTTCATTTCTTTGGCTGGACATTCAACACCTTGCATTATTTGACCACAGTTGTAATCGCATAAGTCATGTGCAGTGTCTTGAGCCGCAAATCTATCAGCGTCACTCATCGTGTACCTCCATGAGTCAATAATTGACTTCCAGTGAACGGTGAATAGCTCCTATTATATTTCTTGGCTATTTCACGTCCTTTGGCGTTGATTCGGTCAGCTACCTTACCGAGTTGCTTAACGGCTTCTGAGTATGATAGCTCACCGTTATGATATTGCTGATTTATATCAGCGACATCATGTTGATTTTGTACTGCTTGTGTCATGGTTGACTCCTTTATTTAATTGATACTTTAATACTACTCGTTGTGTAGAGTTATGTCAAGTTTATTCGAGTTTATTCTAGTACCCTGTGGAAATCCTAAACATCACGAACATAGTTCATAAAGGTAGCCCATACAGACACGCCTCCTAAGAACTCAGTAGTTCCCTCGTATCTTTTAGCCTTTTCGTGTTTTTCTAGGGCGTGTTGCATAGCCTCGTAGTTCTGGTCATCATGCATTTGGTCAGCTATGTCTAGCCAATCCTGTGCAGTCAATGGTGGTCGTTCTCCCATAAGCTCTGCTGTAAGCTCGTCTTGATAATCTAATGGTTGAAATAATAGTCCCTGTCCGTTGCTTTCAAATAGCTCGCTGTCCGTTGTCATAGAATACCCCTTGTGTTCAAATTAGTTGTCCTGACCCTAACTATATTTTACACGCTCATTTAGTAGTCCCCCACCCCAAATATAAGTCCCCCATTGATATTTTTTGCCATTTACTCGACAGGGGAGTTGCTAAGGTGTTAGCATCGTTTATTCGAGAGTGCTACACAGGGCAGGGGAGTGTGCCTCAAGGTGTTACTAAAAAAAATACCGAGTTCTTGAGCCGAGCAGGGGAGTTGGTGGTAGTCTAGTGATAACTATTCTTATATATAAAGAGAGAGGTATCGTAATACCCCTCCCCATGTGTTGATGATTGGTTTTATTTAACCAATTTTTGATGTGACAGTGATGAGTCCAGAAGCCGATAGACCAGCCATGATTCCGAGTTCAACCGATGGTAGTTCAGCGATGCCCCAAAAGCCAGCCAAACCTCCCACAAGTGCCGCCCCAAGAATTGAGAATACTGCCACCCAATCCCTGACGTTAGCTCGTCTTACTAATTCTATTACTGCACCTACTGATAGAACTACAAATGCGTTCTCCATAACTATTTCCTCCAGTTATTAAATATCTTATCCAAGAAGTCTGCTATTGCTTTAACTAGAGCCTCAAGGACAGTCAAACGTGCTATCACATCACCGTTGCCAGGAACAGTCGGGTCAACGTCAATCGGTGGCTCAGGAACAGGCTCACGTGGTATTTCAGGAGCTTTCGGTACTTCACCAAATCTTTCAAGCAAAATGCCCCAGTTTTTGTTGTTCGTCTTAGACCATTTACTTCTAGCGTAAACGACACCAGCTTTGACTGTTTTCTTCTCAACTAATTCAATGTCAGTACCGAGTTCTATAACATCACCAGCTTCTTTCATAGTATCTAAATCAGTAACTCTACTAGCTGTGAGCAGTCGCATCTTACGAGGATTCGCAAACGCTTCCCATTTCTGTTCTATAGTCGGTGGCAACGTAATCTGTGGAACATAATCTACACAGTCTGACAGATTAAAGCCGTTCGTTGCACGAATGTTTCCGTTATTGTACGAATACGCTGTCATGTAATACTGACCACCAAGTTTATTCGTAGCTATAGCAACCACGTCCAGAACCTCATCTTTTCCATAAGTCTTAACTGGAACTGCTTTGCTCCAATCAGTGAAATTGAAGTTCCATAAGCTAGTCGTACGAGTTAGCTTGATACGCTTAGGCGTAATTTTCTTGTACGTAATGCTCGGTGCTGGTGGTTTCGGTGGATTCAACCAAGTCGTAACTTTATCCCAAACTTTACGAGCATAACCCTTGTCTTTCAGGTCTGCTGGACAGAGCGTAATTCTGTCTGATACGTCCTTGTGATACGAAATACCTACTGTCGGGTACGCTTTTCTGAGCTTCTGCAATAACACTTCCAGATTGTTCAAGGTCGCTTGGTCGTAATAACCACGCCAGTCACCACGAACTTCTATCGTGATACTTTCCTCGTTGCTATACCAGTTTCCGTTAGTCCAAGCCGTATCTTTCGTATCTACATACTGTTCAATATGACCATTACCAACCCAAAAGTGGCTAGAGCCGTTTCTACTAGGGTCAGCCCACAGATATTTGAGCGTTTGCTCCCAACCTGCCGAGTGGTGAATTGTAATATATCTAATCGGTCTACCACGTCCAACTGTAAAGTTAGATGCATTTGCTGGATAGAACGGTATTCCTGCTATTCTCATTTGGTGATTCCTTTCTTATTGCTAACATAATATCACTTTTCTAACAAAGCCTCTATTTTGTCTTTTTCAACTACTATAGCTAAAGCTCCAGACATTTTGTACAGATACCATATAAAGAATGATGATGCTACAGATGTTAAAGCATTAGAAACAGCATAGGCTATACCAAAAGTTCTAGGTACTATTCGTTTCAGTTCTACAGAATCAGCCATCAAGGTCGAAATGTGCAACATTATAGGTATTAAGTTGCCTACAAGTATGATACAAGCCATAAAGAACAGTATTCTTCTAAACAAATTAACCTTTTCTGACACTTCAATCTTAAACAATTTCAACTGCTTCATAATAACTAGAGCTATAAAAGCCAAAGATACAACACGCAGTAACAGTAGTATTCCTGATATTATTCTAATTTCAATCTCCATCAATTAGTCCTTTTCCATTTTTTAGGTGTTTCGTCACCTACTTTTGTTTGCATTTGTTGAACGTCTTTGCCACTAGTCGCCAAGTATATTGTAAGACTAAAGTTGTTTTTCATAAACAGTTTATTAAGAGCATCATTAGCTTCTTTGACATTTTCTATCTGTTCACTAGTAGCTTTTTGATGAGCTACTATTTCTACTTTCTTTTCAACGATAGAATCATCGTACTCATTTTCTAAACGTTTATTATTCTTGAATAACCCCATAGCTAGTCCTTTCCAGACTTTCTACTTATTTCAATCTTGTCACTGATATTTTGCAAAGATTGTGAAATACCAGGCAACACCGATGTAACTTGGGTGCGAGTTTCCACTGCGTCTAAACGTCTAGCTTCGAGCAATTCCGTTTTTTCCTTTTCTAAACGTTCGGTCTTATTATACAGCTTTACACAAACTATGCCGAGTACCAGACAGGCTACTCCTAGTACACCTTGTGTAAATAAATATGTAGATATATCCTCACCCATTACTGTTCAGCCTTAAAAGTTAAGCCATCAAGACTAATCCAGTTCGTGACACCAGTAGACATAGAAACAGTTCCAGTAGGTGTTACATCAATTCTACCTATTGCATTGTTGCTTATAGTACCAAGCAATTGTCTACGTGATGGTCTAAAGCCAACAGGAAGCGTGAATATAGTGCCTGTGCCACTTTTAACAAGACCTTTCAAATGCACATAACCCTCAGCATCTTTTCGATATCCCTCTATATTATAAGTACCATCATACGTAACCCAAGAACCTGCAAGTGTTGGAACTATCCAGTCCGTAGCGTATGTCAATGGAGCTATGACCAGCAGATTAGCTCCAGAAAGTCCCATATTCAATATCAGTACTCTATCGCCTACCTGTGGCACGTATGAGCTTGCTACACGTACTCCAGCAGTAACGTTTTCTGAACCCTCAATTTTAAGGTCAACATGAGTATCATCAACTATGGCATTTACTACACCTCTCAGGTGCATGGTATTGATAATACCAGCAATTCTAGTATCTACTTCTTGACTGATAATTTTAGCTATTTCATCTGGATTCATAATACTTTACCTGCTGTTATCGTTTGCAAACCTAGCCCAAGTGGGATATTGAACTCAAGCACTTCGTACTTTACACCATCTTTTATTATAATATCTTTCACCTCAAGACTTGTAATCGGAAAACTCTGCAAACTAATCGTTGACGGAATACGAATACCCTCGTCCAGATACTTAACTGCGAGTGCGTCTGTCTGGTCTTGTGACGTAGCCGCTTCGTCCTTAAAATAACGAGTGATTCTACGCCTGTTCTCGCCAGGAACATAAGCCTTAGCAACGAAATACAAATCCCCTGGCACTGCTGTCAAATCAACCGTACCACCAGCTCCACCGTAGTAGTTCTCGTATCTCTGACCATCAGCATACTGACTTGTCGTATCGTCCATGTAGATATTTAGGAATGGTCCACCCTTACCTGAACCAGACTGGTCAGCAATAAGTACATAAAATATAGACTCGCCAGGGAATACAGTAAACGGTTCATTAAAAACTGCCTCATATTCACCTGTGCTGTTTGCTGGTATATCTACAACCCCTGTTTGTCTAGCATTAGTAGGTGCAAACCAAGAATCTGCATTAAACAGTTCTACTGAGCTATATGCCAATACAGTGATTGGCTGAATCGTACCGTTTGGATTATTTACTTTAATTATTACTGAACCTATATTATCGATTCCATCTGGCACTAGTAAGTCTTGACCTTGCCGACCATGACCACCACCCTCAAACAAAGATTTAGTTACTGCACCGTTTCTGTTTGCCACTTCCTCCGACAACACATCGTTCGAGTAGTCCAACTTAATGCTCCTGAAAGTATCAGAATCAGCGTTTCCACCAACCACAATTACTTTATTCCAATAATCAGATGTCTGAATCTTCTTCTTGCTTTGCGTATAAATAGAAGCCTCACCGTCCTCAAACTCATAAGCTACAGGTCGTTCATTCGGTGTCGGCAATTCTAGCAGTGTCGCATATCCGTTTCTATCGTAAAAAAAGTCCACAGTGAACGAATCTACTAGCGTACGTAACGTATGCTCTGCTTCACGATATTCTGAAAACGTGTAGTTCGTATTAAGCGTGTACGGTAAATCTACTAGGTTACGCTGTGTTTCACCTATAGCGTCCAAATGTTCAATAGCTACTTCCTTGAGTGTCTGATTCTGTGTGAACGAAGTCGGAGCATCGCCTATGGAATCAACAAGCCACTTTGTCTTATCAACTCCTTGATAGCTGGTTACTTTACCAGTGCCGTCCTGAGTTTCAACAGGGTCTAACGGAATAAACACACCAAGTGAATCGTATTCAATCACTCCATTGACTTTCCTACCGTACCAAAGCCTCCACAAGTCCAACAGCCAGTTCTCAGGCAATTCTTCTGACAAATCAAACTTACAAGTCCTACGATATTTATCGTCACGACTGACTTTTACTTCACCACTTATCAGATGTGGTGTCTTTTCTTCTATGACAATGTCAGCCTGATTGAGTCGTTCTATCTTAAAATATAATTCACGATTAGCCATTACCTATCTCCTTGAATGAGAATCCTGCTGACCA